AACTTCGGTTACGTATACGGCGTGGCTATCCTCTGACTTCTTATCAGGCTCTAATCAGTTTAAAGCTGATGTAGACGCGGCAGATAGCGCGGACAAGTTGAAGTTAGCCATTGAACACGCTGGTGGCCACGGCGGCAAAATCACCGTTGTTGATAACGGATCAGGAACCCTAACACTGACGCAAGCTACCGTCGGTGTCGCAGGCAACAGCGGCATCACCGAGAATCTGTCGAATTGCACGGTTACTAGCTTCGCCGGTGGTACTCAACTAGACCCGATCTACATAGCCTGGTCGCAGAACGCCACGGTTAAGTCGCTTGACCTGAGCACGGAATTGGGTATTGGCTCAGTTACGTTGACACACGTGCTCACGGAGATCGACGACGACATTCCCGATGTCACCATCGCATCCACCAGTAACATCGCACTGACAGCGTACCCCGTTCTTATCCAAACGAGTAGCGGCCAGGCGATTGACTGCGATGCCTGGCACTTGACGACACCGTGCCCAGGTGAATGCGTATGCGACCCTCCAACCACGGACGGCATAAGCGACGGACAACAGTCGACGGTCGAGTGTCGTGTGGATACCTCTGATCCCGCTGCGTGCCCCGCTACGCCCCTCTTCCTTCCAACAGACCGCACGTGGGCACCTCTATGTGATGCTATAGCTGACATTGACGCCGGTTGCGGTCCGCAGGAAGTTACTTTTCTTGTAAGTTTCATTCGGGAAGGTACAGAAATACATGTATGTAAGAGCCAGGAATGTCCAGACTGCAGCGGGCCTGGGGACGGTGGGCCAACGGAGGCAGCAGAGCTCAGGGACTACGGGGGATACGACACGGGTACATCTCCTACGGTTACCAATGTTCAGTTTATGGCCGAGGTAGTGGCCGCGCTTGATGAGTGGAAGACGTTTTTTGAGACAGTGTTCCCGGATCTTACGCTAAACATTGAGAACCTGGGCTTAGAAGATCACGGTGCGATAGATTGGTGGAATTGCGTGTCCGAAAACTTCTACGCAGTCCCAGGCACGCATCGCGTAGGCGATATTCGTATTGGCATGTATCCATTCCTTGATGACGACGGCGAGCCTGAACAAGGCGCATCACTTGCATACTGCCTATTACCAGGGCAGGAAGGTAGCGGCGATGGAACCAGGGACAATAGTCAGGGTGATTGTAATTCATGCGGGAGTATCCGCGGGGACCTGTTCTTTGATCAAAATGAAAACTGGCGTACGGATTTGGGGGGAGAAGGTGACGCGTACAGTATCAAGTACGTTGCCGCCCACGAACTTGGACATGCATTTGGATTACGCCACGCAGAAGGTGATTCAACTGCGTTGATGTTCACCAGTGCCGGGACCAGCACTACGTTTGAGTTGAGATTTCCTGACGGGATCGCGGGATCACTTACAGACCGCTGTGCACTGGTAGCCGCGTATGAAACGTGCGGCGTGACCGGCACATGCCCGGATCCAACTGATCCAAATGATCCACCATGCGACCCTGACTTCGATGATGAATGTCCCCCTGATCCAGACCCTGATCCAGATCCTGGTGTATGCGGGCTCACATCTGGCACTGCTGGTGTACAGGTGACCCTTGCTGACCTGACTATCACTAATCAGATTGCAAACGGTACCGGCAACTGGGGGTACTTAACTTGCGACCAGATTTCGGACACCACTCGGCCAGCGCACCAACACGGAGTAAACGATCCAATTTTCAAGTCGGATATTCGTCGAATTACGCCGGATCAGGAATGTAAGGTCGGTGCCCGTGCCCCATGCGGTACTTCGCACACTGGGCCGGTTTCGGAAGGCGGGCAAGCTCTGAATCCGTGGGAGTTGTACAAAGCATGGGCCCCGGAACAAAAAACGTATCACGTAACAGACAGAGTTCAGCAGATGTATCCAGTGCAATTAGCCTGGAATGTGGACGGCACGCTGCTGCAACTTCGTGACACCAACGTGTGGTGGGAGCCGGGTGCTCGGCGGCACCCGTGGGATTACAACTACGGCATTGGATATTCTGCAGGATGTCCCTCTGGAGCGGACCCGGACTGTGGTTCCGGAACTCATCGCTTCGTGATTTATGACGGCGGCGCCAAGTTCTCCAATGGCGTGGCCGCCAGTGATCGTGTAAGCGGCAAGACACTGATTGAAACGAGTGCGCCTGCCTGGCAGGCTAGCAAGCAACGCCCGCTTGGTGACGCGTATGAGCCATTGATGATAACGCTCCTGGATGGCGCCAACAACTTCTGGAGTATGAACCCGGCTACTCGCCAACATGCCTATAACGTTGTAGACAACAGGAACTTCGTTACCTACTACAAAAACCAACAGAATGCCGGTAAAGCCAGTTCGGGAGATACAACGAAGACCGGCTACCAGTTCGTAAGCGAGTTCCAGCTACCGTTCTTTACGATGCTGACTGGGAAGCTTACCCCGACGTTCCCCGCGAAGTACAAGAATGCTTCTGACGGTTTGACGTTCAAACACGGTGGCCGCGGGACTTGCGCGACCTGCACGCCTGTCGACGGAGGAGCGATAACCAGTGTAACCACTGGCTCAACCACGCTGACGGTCACCACGGTGTCAGGCCACGGGCTTGCCATCGGACATACGGTTGTCATCTTCGACGTGGAGGGGCAAACGGGAGCTAATGGCACCTGGGTGGTCACGGACGTCACCGACAATACGTTTGAGATTGAAGTCGACGTTGATGCCGGTACCCATGTAGGGGGCACTGGTGACTGGTACCAGCAGGTCACCGTGGCTGAAAACACGTACGTCGCCATGATGGGTAACCGGTGGCATACGATAAATGATACTTCCAATGCCACCAAACTTACGGATCTCACCGCCACTCAAAACCCCGACTACATAGTTGGTAATCAATCTGCGCATAAGCCGGAGAAACATGGTCAAGCAATACAGGGCATCGAGCCATGGCTATACATCGTCAACATGGATTACGACGCAGCCACGACTACCACACCGGGGCCCGTGGTCGCTGCGATCAACCTAACCGGTAACTCCACGTACGGCGCTGGATGGGCTTCACATCAAACATCTGGCCAGGTGCTGAGCACGGAAGGTGAGCAGTATCTGTCGAATGGCGTCTTCGTCGGGGCATCCACAAACTCCGTCCGGTTCTCACGAGATGGGCGCTATATCGCTGTGCGGTACCAGGATGGTGTCTTCAGCGGCGCAACTTCAAAGGACAGCTGGAGATTCTTTGAAGTAGACATGCTGGCGTACACAACAGATCCCGCTGACCAGGGATCTGCTGAAGTTGGTGCAACTCTGTACGGGACCGAATTCAATATTACGCCAGTGAACACATCGCCGACGAACTCAGCGTCGGTGTCAATGGCTGATGGAAACACGGATGTCGCAAACGGGTCGCTCAATCACGGGCACTTCCCGATTATCGATTTCCAGCACCCGTCATTCGCGTGCTCCAAAGCGACTACCGCACAGTCACACTTTGGTGACACCATTCAGAAGCCAAATGAATTCTTCATAGGCGGTACGCCAGATTCCAACCGAGGAGATCTAGCAACCGTACACGGTAAATCATTGGCCGAGGTGGATACCGGTTACAGTATTTCCGGTACCGACGGTGCTGTTGATAAATGGGGCCTGGTAACTGTTGACAATCCATGTGGGTGGATTGGTCGTATGATTGCCGCAGATTTAACAACAATATCTGCAAGCAAGTATTCGCATCCCACTCTCTCACCAATTACCGCGGTAACCAATGCGTCGCCTATTGTTATCACCTCTACTGCTCATGGCCTGGCGAATGGGCAAGAAATCATCGTCAGCGCGGTTGGGGGCAATACCAACGCCAACGGCACGCATACCGTTGCAAATATTACCGCTGATACTTTTGAATTGGACGGCTCAACTGGAAACGCCGCGTACACCAGCGGCACCGGTATTTGGGTCACATCAGAAAACTCCATGCGATCACTGGATAACCCTGGTGGTCCCCGGTCGCATAACAAGACGGACCAATACTCGGCATATCCGTCCTACGCGGTAGCTCCTCCGGGAGATCATCCGGCAGCGGTTATCAGCAACGCTGCCTATGTATACGTGTCATATGGGTCAGCTTATCGCCAGAAAATTACTGACCCTGATGACGCTGCCGGTGTCATAACTGATCCGGATCTTCCTTCCGGGGTTAAACTCGGCGAGGGCGGCCTGTTCGCTGGCGAAATTGTCGCGTTTAACCTGGACAATCCGAACGTCGGGATGGTCCGCATCGCGCATCACCGTACTGCCACCAACACGTTCTACGATACATCACCGCGTATCCAGGTGCATCCCGATGGAACCAAGTTGCTTGTTTCCAGCACATGGAGTGGGTTGGCCACCCCGTGTAACGCAAACGACGGGGTGTGTTTCCCGGACTGCGCAGGAAATGAGAGTGCTAAGAACTACAACGCGCGCTGGGCAGGTAACGAGCGCACCGAGTCGTATATCATTGACCTTGTACAATCAGGATTAATTCAGCAGCCGGAAGACTCCAGCAACGTCTCAACTATTGGCGGGGGCGTTAACGCGTTGTCACTTACCGCTGGCGGCTCTGGTTACACACACGCACCCAAGGTAACAGTAGAAGACGGCCACGGAAGGTGCTCTGCAGCGGCAGCCATTATTTACAACGGTAGTGTTGTTGCAATTACTCTTCTTGACGGCGGCTCCGGTTATGCGACCGCGCCTATCATCACCATATCAGGAGGCGACGGCGCTGGTGCCACGGCTACCGCCGCTATCAGTGGTCCTGGTTGTCCCTCGCAGGATTACTTGCCCGCTAAGTGGATTTGGGAGCCGCCGCCGCTGACTGGCGCGGATCACGGACCACTTGCTGCTGTTACTTTAACCGGTGGTAACTGGCGACTTGCTACGCCATGCTGTACTGCCAGTGGCCTGCAAGGTGTAACTTCAGCCCCAACAGTAAATGGCTCTGATACCCCGACAGGCACGCCGCAGGTCACGTACACAGACTGCAGCGTCCCGCCGGACGGCTTAACTATCTCGCCCGCTGGCGTCGATTCTGCGGAAGACTTTGGATCCACTTGGGTGCCCATACCTAGTGGCGGCGGCTTGTCTATTGCGCCGCCTAGTGTAGGATCCGGGGAAGCCATACCTGGTGGTACCACGGCTGGTGGCGGGGTAACAATTTCTCCGGTCGGCGTCGCCTCCGACGAAGACGTGCCCACTGGTGCCGAGCTGGCCGATCCATTGGAGTGTGATGTGTCATGTTCGTGCGGATGTGCCAGCTTCATGTGGACCGGCATCAGCTACACCCTAACATCCAACGATTGCACCGGAGCGTGCGGGCCGCCGACTCCACCCGCATCGAACGTCGGAGCCAACATTGTCCGCTGCTGCGAATAGGAAACTGACCATAGTGCCATGTGACTGCCAAGCACCGGGCGAATGCGTCCGGCACAAAATAACCAAGACTCCTCCGATGCACCACTTGTGCAAAACGTCGGAGGAATGGTTTAACAAATGGGAGTCTGGCGTAGGGCCGGGCCAGCCAGGTTATGACGCGGAGGGTGGCACGCCCATGGAACAGGAAGCGCCACCAGTCAGTCAGTTTGTTTGCCCTGCACCTGGGTGCGGCGTACTCATGTCTGCGCCCATGCAGGCTGAGGGCGCAAAGGTGGAGTGCCCTCACTGCACCACCCCGCTCAAGTTCGTGAAGATAGCCGAAACACAGCTTGCTGCTGTAATGATGGCTCCGGGTGACCAACAAGCAGTCACCCCAACAAAAGTAGACGAAGCATCCCCGAAACCACCCCCAGTAGCGCGACAGGCGTGGAACCTGGCCAGGTCACTGAAGGACTTTGTCTTCGATGGAATGAAGACGGTGACGGAAGAGCAGTACGAAGAGCGCCTGGCAGTCTGTGACGATTGCCCTGATAAGATGCGCCAGGGTAATCGTTGTATGCAATGTGGATGCCAACTGCATCTCAAGGCGCGTGGTCGTGCGTTTCAATGCCCACTGAATCACTGGCCGAAGATTACCAACGAAGCTGGGTGAGTTAGCACCGTTGAAATGGACTTCGACGAATGACCGAGCCAATCTTCGATCCGGATAAATGCCCCGGCCTTTCGTCGCTTTCGTCGCTTAGCAGCCTCAATTTCATTGGGGACTGTGATGTTCCGGAAGCGCCTCCGGCAATCTTCGACTGCCCTGATCTGGAGATAGAAGTACCTGCGCCGGGTCCAATTGGCCCGCAGGGTCCGCAGGGTCCACAGGCAGCCGCTGGCGGCCCACAGGGACCTATAGGTCCGCAAGGACCAATTGGTCCGCAAGGTCCAAGTGACGGACCGCAAGGGCCCACAGGGCCGATAGGGCCGATAGGGCCGATAGGGCCGATAGGGCCGATAGGGCCGATAGGGCCCACAGGACCCATGGGACCAATGGGACCACAAGGTGCCGATGGAGATGATGGGTCGTTTGAATGTGAAGACGACTGTACGTGGAAGTCACAGTGCGAATCAGACTGCAAATGCAGTGATAAGGAATGTACGTATGTGTTGGATATTGATCCAACGGGGCCCGGCGCAGACATCGTTTGGGTTCTTCTATCCAGTAACTGCATAGCTGACTGTCAATGTGGCCCAGCGCCAACTGATACCAACTATGTAGTTGGTACCATAAAAAAAGTTCCCTGCGAACCCGGCTGCGGTGACTGCACGTATGTGTGGAACGACCCTCCAGGTGAATGGTCTCTCCTACCAGTTGGCGGTTGTGGGGCGGGCGCCAGCTGCGGCGGTTGCGTACCGGTAGCCGACCTCCCTGCCCTGTGCGATGTTGGTACCTGCGACTGGGAATGGATTGGTGATGCAGCAGGAACTGGGCGCTGGGACCAGGTCACTGGTACGAGTACATGTCCAGCTGGTACCAAATGCGGCTGCGGGACCGAGGCCGAAGCCCTGGCCGCGCTAGGAGACGGCACACAGGATGGAGAAGTTAAAAAATTAAAATGCGTTGATCCTGCCACTGGTGGCGACGACGGGCACCAAACTACGGTACCGTGCGTCTTCAACACTGCCGGTGGCCAGCCTGGCGGGGCAGTATTCAAGTGGACGCTGGATACGCCATGCCAGCCAGACGCCTGCGATTGTCCTGAGCCCGATGCAGCGCCAACAGCATCCGGTCAAACCGACACCCAGGAATGCGGGGAAGAGCAAACACCAAACTCTGAATGTGAATACGAGTGTGAAGAACCATCGCCCGGCGTATTTGAGTGGGTGCTTCAGCCCCCAGCTGGTGGCGGTGATTGTTGTGATGAGGGCGCAGAGGTTGTACTACCTCCCCAGGAAGATTGCAGCGCTACCACCCTCGGTACCACGACCACGGTCGAGTGTGAGGAGTGCGATCCCTGTAAAAAGCTGGATTGTGGTGAGGCTAAGACAGCCGATTGTGACACCGCCTGTATCTGGAACTGGGATAATACTACCACCCAATGGGCGCCACTTCTCAATCAAGCGGATGGCTGTGGCGATACTTGTGATTGTGGTCCCGGCCCAACAGCACCCGGACCGGGTCCCGACGAAACCCTGCCATGTGAACCAAAACAGCTCACTGTTGTTGATACGTTTAGCGCGGTTACAGACGTTAAGCTTGAAAAAGATACAAGTGGCAGTAACGGCAGTGACTGCATAATCAAGCTCACCACCACCAAGCAAAAATACTCGACGAAAAAGGATGATTGCGGCGTCACCGACCTAGTCACCGACGGCGATGTTACCACTGAAGAATTCACGATCGACATATGCAAATGTACCGATGACTGTGAAAATGCTGGAGGAGGAGAAGCGACCTGTTCCGATCAGACTTGCGAGTACAAGTGGGTGGTGGGCGACGAGGCCCGGCCAAGTGGTCCAACCGGCGGGAAGTGGTATCTGCACCGAGATTCCTGCAGTGACGATATTACTGCTTGCTGTTGTCCAGATTATCCAACGGAAGCTCCGGTGGGATTGCAAACTACTACTAAGCAGTGCTTCCAATTCACCACTGCCGATGAGTGTCCTACTCTGGAAAATGTTTCTCCTACCGGCACCGACACGTATCTGGCATGCGTGAACGGTTTCTGTGTGCCTGTAGACGGTATCGGCTTCGACCTTTGCAGTACCGCTGACGATCACGACGACTGCCGACACTTGAAATGCAACGATATCACAGGTGAATGTGAAGCGGTAATGGATAGCGCGCATGACATTGCTAACGAGGACAATTGTGTATCCCCGGGTGTTCCGTGCCCAGGCGGGACTCCGACTGTCTACAAGAAGTGCGACAGTAACAATAAGTGTGTTGAGCGCACCGACGGCATAGCAGAAAACCTTTGCGATAATGACGGTGACTGTGTCGGCTGCCTTGGCAACTGTGCGTACATCTGGACGCAGGCGCCACCCGCAACAACTGGCCAATGGGTATTAGATATCAATCACGATCTTACTACCTGCCCGGCACACCCCGGCGAAATATGTGAATGTAAACCAGTTGCCGAAGCTGGGCTACCTGTTTCTCCCTGCGGCGTACCAGGCAATTGCCCAAATGATGATGGCCAGCCCCTCACCCGGCAGACTTGCAGAGAGAAATCCTCACCCTAATCATGCGGCAAAAGAGAATCATCCTACAACACAGTCACGCACCAGGAGACACGCTTGTACTGACAGCACTTGTGCGTGACCTGGCGCTCACGTACAGCAAGGAGTTTGCCATCGGCGTGGAAACCTCCTGCATGTCCCTCTGGCGCAATAACCCACACATCACGAGGCTGAAGCCAACAGATCCCGATGTAGAGTTATTCAGGATCTGTTACGGCAAGGGAATAAAAGAACAGAACAATGAAACCATCCATTTTCTCTCGTACTTCCACAGGGCGTTCAACAGAAAGTACGGCACTGATGTTCAACTCAGGTACCCGTGGCCGGATGTGCACCTGTCGCACGGGGAAAAACAACCGATACTCGACGGACGTTACTGGGTAGTCGTTTCGGGCGGTAAGTCAGATTTCACAGCCAAGGTATGGGAAACAAGAAAATTTCAAGCAGTAGTCAACCAACTGCAGCACCTGGGAATCACATGCGTACAAGCAGGAGCATCCGGTAAAGGTCACTGGCATCCGCCTCTGCGCGGTGCTGTGGACATGGTCGGGCAAACCACGATCAGGGATTTAATGAGGCTTATTCATCATGCCGACGGAGTCATCTGCGGGGTTACGTTTGCCATGCATCTTGCCGCTGCCTTGCGGCGTCCATGTGTCGTCCTGGCGGGCGGGCGTGAAGCGTGGTGGTGGGAAGCCTACGTCAACGAAAACAGAGGATTCGGACCAACAGCCTCAGGAAAAATGCAAGTCCCCCACAGATTCCTGCACACAATCGGAATCCTCGACTGCTGCCACTACCGAGGATGCTGGCGAAACAAAGTAGTTCAAATCAACAGTGACCGATCGATTTGCCACAGACCCGTTGAGAAAGCTGCGCAGACTGTTCCACTTTGCATGGACCTGATCTCAGCTGAAAACGTCGTGGAGGCTGTCATGAGTTACTATACGGACAAAACGCTGCCACCAATCTCGCCAAGCGAGATGCGGCTGGAGCCCGTTGTGCATAATGACGTGTTCCATGACCTGGGTGGGTTGGCACAACCCACGCCAACATTGCAAATCATCGATAAGCTACACAAGTCACCTAACACTAAACAAGCGGCCGCATCTCCAGATGGTGCCACAGATACATCACGAAAACTAGGCTCGGCGTCCACAGTCGAGTAAACATGTAAGGTGCTATTGGCGTGTTCTCACACAAAGGTAAAACCCAAAGTCTGCGCGCATGGTCTGAGGAGGTCGGGATAAGTCTCGGCACCCTGCAGAGCCGTGTGTATCACTATGGGTGGACGATACACCAGGCCCTGACAATACAGCCCAACGGAAAAAACCGCCGACGCATGTTGACGTTCAACGGGAAATGCAAAAGCATAGACGCGTGGGCGGAAGAACTTGGGATTAACGCCGCCACGATACGTAGCAGACTATCCACCTACAAATGGCCCATCTGTGATGTGCTTATGCTGCGCCCACGTGAACACAGTCAAAGAAGCGCCCTACACCTGACACTTGATGATGAGGTAGGTACAGTTGCTTACTGGGCCAAGAAAACCGGGATCAACCAGGCGACAATACGTAGTAGACTACAACGGTTCTGGTCGGCAAGAAAAGCGCTGACGACGCCGCCGGACGAGCGGTTCCGACATAAGGGAGATTAGAGGATGTCGTACCAAATCGATCTTCAACGTGATATCACCGCGCATACGAGCAACGCTGTCCATGGCACTCGTATTAAGATCACGGTAACCGGCGCTAGCGGGTTGTCTCCCAAGATCTTCGTATACCGAGAGATCCCACTTAACCCGAACGACGAGACGAAAGTCGCACAATTTGACCATGTCGCTAGCCCATCTGACCTCGAAGATTTCCCAGAAGACGCACCTGTGTCCGGCTCTGACCCTCCCTGGTTTCGATTGAACGTGGTGGATGTTATTGTGCGTAGCAGGACAATTGCTGAAGAATTCTGGGTGGCGCTGTTTCAGGATGTAACAGAGCTGAAAAATACACTTGAGCGGCTGGATACGTTTGACGACCAGACTACGTTCATAGTTGGCGATGGGGATGTGGGCCCATCAGGCGTTGGTTCTGGTGAGGCGGTACCTATTACTGCAACCGTGACCGTGGGTGATCCTCCATAGTTTAGGCGTACCGCGCATGCCAGCAGTCGTTTCAATTGAAAACGCAACCATCGACCGTATGGCTTCTGACAAGAAGTTTACAGATGAGTTTCCGTGCCTGGGCGCAGTGCAGTCCGTTACGGCGGCCCGCGGGGGTTGTGGGCGCTGCCGCAAACGCCGCGCCCAGAATAACGCCTACTCCACGGCTAAGAGTTGCCTGGCCGGGATGGGTAGCGTTAAAAAGCTCAAGTTGAAAGAGATGCTGCAGGCTGAGAAAATTCTCATCACCTACGCTGGAGCCGGGGGTAATGTCATAAAGCTAAGTTTTTGACCAGCTAAACAGCCGCCAAAAACCAGTCATAATACCTTGAGGCTTCATAGCTCGCGTAGCCACCTGCCGCGCGGGCTGTCTTCTTATCTATAGGAGAAGACTAATGCCGGACATTGGGACCTTCCTCGCCATTTTGGTTTGCCTGGGCGTCATCTGCGCCCTGGCTGACTGGTTGGAATGGTGGAAATAAAAGGAGCGCTGAATGGCCAAACTGCTGTGCGGATGGGTACTACTGTCGACCAGCGGATTCGTAATGCTGGGAGCGACATACAGCAACCAGACCCCGCTTCTCGTAGGGTCCGGGATGTTGTTGCTGGGGGCGGTGATGTTGGATACGGACGGACCACGACATAAGAAAAAGGAGCACGAGGATGAGTGATTTGCAGGTGAGCGTTGAAGATACCATCGAGATCCCCCGAGACGCTGACGGTGCGCCGATCGTCTCGGAGTTATTCGGTTTTTCCTCGATGGCATCCCGCATCGGCACCGACCCTGATTGGATTGTGGAACATACTCACCACCGTCACAACAGCTGGCTTAAGCTGATGCATCTGCCCACCGGGGTGGTACTGCGCATTGATCTTAAGGACAGTGTTGCCGAGGCTGCTGCCGAACAACGGAATCAGTACCGGAATGACCCGGAGGGTACCTCGCCGTTCTGGGTGCACGACTTCGACGAAGAAGTAGAACCTGCCCACGACTATGACGGCGAGATCGACTTTTAATGGGTTGGCTAACCGTTGTGGTGCTGGCGTGGCTCGGGTGGGGATTCTTTGTACGCCCCGCTGACGGAGCCATGTACAGCAATGACCCGCGTAACTAGCGCGAAAGACACTATCCGGTTGACCTAAATAACGGAGGGAAACCGGTCATAATACCTTGAGGATCCCTAGGGTTCCTCAAGGGGCGCCCATGGTTGGGTTACCGACTTTACGCTACGTGCACGAGTAAACCTCGGGTTCCGCGGACTACTTGTCTCCGGTTAAAAATCCACGGTGTGCACCGCTACGTAGGTGATCGGAAGATCCGGGTTCAATTCCTGATCCGCCCCCTTTGCGGTCGTCCTGAGCAGGACGTTAAAAGGCTCGGGCCGGAACTCTCTGGCTCAAGTCGAGGATCGCTGCTTCTCTTTATGTAAGCATCGCTGGTCCTCGCAGGCGGATTGTCCACTATGTCCGTCTCAAAATCCTGGTGCGCGCAAGGCTCAAGCCTTATGTCACCACGGAAACAAAATTCAACGACCATCCTGGCAAGGTGGTCGTTCAAGGTCTAGTTGATGACACTAGACCAAGAGAATAGTGCAGAAGGTGTCGATAGGGTCGCTTGAATGCAACCCTGTTGAGAGTGTCGCTAGGCGACAGCCCGATGCCCGAAAAGTCATAGCCGAGATTGGAACGGCTTAAAACTACTCCAAGTAATATCAGGGGGAAGCACCCTGACGCTCGACAAGCGGTCACTGTCCACCCCACCCGGGGCGCTTACGCGCCTCGGGTGGGTTCTTTTCCAGCACAGCTTTGCAACAACACAACGGGCGCCTATTGGCGCCAATAGCCGGGGTACGCGACCCCGGCTAGGGTGGTGACTGAACTAAGGTGCGCGCACTACTGAGTTCCGATGGCCAAATGGTTGAGGAGTTCAGGTAGACGGCGGCAGTCGATAACGACTTGTGGGAACAAGTAAATCCCATCCACCCGTTATTACATCGGTACGGTGCGCCACACTCTGGCAGAGTGATCTGTTTGAGTGTGGCGCATCCCACAATATCTTTTAGCTATCAGGAAATTGTACGGAGAAATGCGTGGCGAAACGTAAGCCAAAACTGTTGTATGAATTACAAGAACCAAACGACCACATTTTACACTGCGGGTATCGCCTGCGTAACATGGTGAAGTCACCGATGCACAACCTGTTTGCCACCAGCTATCGCCACGGTGCGATGGCCTGGATGGACGCGGAGGCGTTTGAACGCGTGTGCGCAGAAGACAAAAAGCTCGCGCGGGCATTGGATATTGCGCAGCGTGGGAAGTACACTAATATGCAGCTAAAGCGCATTCAGAAAGAGATCGCCCGTATTTTCGAAGAAATCCAACTTGTGGATATTGTCGAAAAGTTCCACCAGGTGTTACCACATGTGCGCGACTACGTTGCCGCACAATATGCCAGTAAGAAGGCTAACGTCTCAGAGTATGATTCCAAGGGAAACGAGGAAAACGAGTAATGACCGTGAAGATTATTGACGACGCGTGCGTTTTTGCAGGACAGGAAAGTACGATTATCGTCAGTGGAGACTCCATTGATGATGTCGCAAGTACGGAAGCCAAGCACATGGCGCTGCAAAAAGCCGCGGCGCTTGGTATGTCCAAGCCGGGAATTTCGGATCAGTCTGGGTGCTACCCCGTCGATACCGAGGGTAATACTCTCGAATCCATCGAAGGGGAATGTGTTACCGGCTGGCGTAACGATTTCAGGATCGTCTCGGGGATTTGATGTTCGAGTATGGTGGCGTACGCAACCTGTGTTCGTTCATGTCAGATGTGCAAATACGGGCATTTTTCAAGACCGTACTGAATGAGAATGAACCAGATCCGGCAGCCATGCTGCCATCCGGCAAATCGTTGCTGCTCTGGGTGACAAATTTGCTGGATGGTATTCCGTTCTGTGATTCCGCGCAAATCGCGCTGTTGTTGCAAGAACTGGGTCCAAGTATCATGGAGGTTGGTGACGCGTTGATGGCAGCGGCGCCGGGCTTTGACCAGCAACCGCCTAACCTGCTGATATTCGCCGATCGTCGATTTGTGACGTTCAGCGGGATGACGGATTTCTTCGATCTGACTACGGGTGACATGGTACCAAGGCTGGAGAAACCCACGCTGGAGACGTTGAGTTACTCCTGCACGGTCATGTTCGTCAGGAACTACAAAGAACTGGAGAGCACGGATGCCTCAACTAACGCGGACCGTGGGGACGCACAACCTGGCGCGTAGTATTCTGGTGAATACGGATACGCATGCACTGCCCCTGCTCGCGCTGTTCATGGACCGCTACACAACCGACGGCCTGTACTGGGATCCGCAGACGATTGAAATGGAAATCGAAGACGATTTTCAGATCCAACTGCCACCGGTCAACTTTGATAAGTTGATGGCCGCTATCACGGTATTGACGACAGATGACTTCTTCTGGTCGTTACCTGATTTCATTCACCTGTGTAACATTTTCAGCAACGATACACACTCGCCTGAAACCTTTGATCCAGCGGATTCTTCGGAGATCGCCTGGGGTATCGTTGAGGCGTTGTTGATAGCAGCCCCCGAAGATGAGAACCCTTTCAAGCCTGAGATCATTGGGTACATTTCTGAGACTATGCACAGCGAAGGGATCATCAATCCACCGGATGTACTGAAAATAGCGCGGCAGGATCCTGGGTATAGGCAGCCTGCGAATTTTTCAGACGACCCTGTCATGTTTGAGATGATCTACAAGTTTGCGCAACAAAAGACAGATGACGTTGATACGTATGTGAAGAGTAATCTACGCGAACTGGTCGATCAAATATCGGAGTTGCCGCTAATACATGGCGACACAAACGATATCTCGGGAAAAATGAAAAAGTTCCTTAGTAGCTGACTCGACCTCACAGTGGCTGCATGGGGCCCGTCTGCCAACAGGTACGGCGGGCTAATTTTATGGAACACATCACTGTAGAAACCCCTAAAGATGCGCAATGGTGCCGAATTATCACGGAGGTCCCAGTAAACGCGAGAAGTGGTTATGACTATAAAGGTAGCTGCGATATGCTGGCGGAATGGACGAGGGGGCCGAGCTTCCACCAGCCAGGCATATCGGGAACTATGGGCTTCTTACCAACTGGGATTTCTGTGCCGATGCCTCCAGGCATCGTACTGCTAAGTCAGCAGGAACATCGGTCATTGACCGAAGTCCGTACGACTTTCAGTATTCTGTTGCCAGATGGCATGTGGTATGCCGCGAATAGTATTACCGGAGTAGAGAGTTGGGCGTATCTACTGCGCACAAAGATCAGAAGCTGGTTGTCCCTTTCTGCGGAAGCCAGGATATTGCGTGCAATATACGAGATGGCAGCGAAGCTGGACTCAGAGTTCCGTAAACGTATGCGTGATAACTTTGAGCAGGAAATTGATGAGACTAGTGTTGCTCTGCTAAACCAGATTACCAGTCTGGAACGTATGGCAGTTAACATCTCCCTGTCCCCCGGTGAAGCTTCCATCACAACCGAGCTAATGGTTGCTTTTGAAAAGTGGTTAGAGGCTATGGCCGCAACCATAGGTAAAGATCCAGACGAGATAAAACTACTTCTTATGCAAGGACTTAACGGTAAGTCTAGCGATAGTGACGACGCCAAGACCTTTGGCAGAGCAATGAGGTTTTCTTAATGAACATCGTTCAACAAGATTTTGTGGATTCTATTGCGTATTACATCCAATCTGGACGCCAGGCGCTGTGCGTCGATACCAGTGAAATTACAAGAGCAGAGCAAGGCATCAACCAGGCTGCTGATGATATCTCGCTCACACGCGCAGCCCGGATTGAAAAACTTCAAAAGCGTTTGGACGAGCTAGAAGAACGCGCAGAGAAGTTACGGGCTGACGGGCGCGCACGTGCTGCTGCTGGTGTTGTCGAGCTGCAAAACCGTATTAGGCAGCACTTGGGGACCCTGCAGGCCGCCGAGGAGAGCAATACACCGGAAAACAAAAAGTCCATGGGTTTCGTCACATGGGATATCAACAACGGTTTTACCGACGCACCGCAGATCACTAACCCGATCAAGGCGTTGCAGCGAGTTGCCGAGGGCATGGAAGGGGACGTTGCCTGCGTTTTGCGCAATTTTCACATCTTCCTGAGAGACCCGGCAGTTGCCCAGGAATGGCAGTTGCTTGTTGATCGTGGTGTGCTGTCCAACTCTGACTACATGCGGCCTATCATCATCGTTGGCACCAATATCGAGATACCGAAGATGCTACAGGCAACCACGACCGTCGTGGATTTTCCGCTGCCGTCTGAAGACGAGCTCGCAAACGTATTTGACTACGTGCAGTCTGGAGTACGACAGTCTGATCTGAGTAAAGCGCAGTGCACGGAAGAGCAACGTCAGAAGATTATCTCATCCCTGAGGGGATTGAAGTCCAACGAGGCCGGAGACGTGCTGGCACTGTGTGTTGTGAAACACGGTGGATTTGCCGAGGAAGGCCTGCTGGAAACAATCGAGGATGAGAAGGCCAAGATGCTGAAGCGCACGGCTGGTTTGACCTACGTGCACAAGCAGAAGATCGCGTCTGCGGACGAGGTCGGTGGTTTTGACGTGATCAAAAAGTGGATCTCGAAGCGTGGTGTGTGTTTCACCGCGCAAGCTCGCGAGCATTTGATCGATCCGTTGAAAGGTCTTGTGTTGATCGGTCCGCCAGGCACTGGGAAGAGTCTTTTCGCCAGAATAATTGCACGGACACTTGAGCAGCCTTTGGTCATGGCTGACATTTCTTCCGTTTTTGGCTCGCTGGTTGGTGAGTCAGAAAAGCGGATGCGTGAAATGCTTCAGACCATCGACGCGATGGAGCAGTGTGTTGTGCTCATCGATGAAGCCGATAAGGTCTGGGGCGGCGCTAATGACTCTACTGGCGACAGTGGCGTTACCCGTAGAATTTTTGGTAGCTTCCTGACCTGGCTGCAGGAGAAGGAAAGCCAAGCGTTTGTGATTATGACCATGAATCGGATCAATGGAATTCCGCCTGAGTTCCTGCGCAAAGGCCGATTCGACGAGATCTTTTACACCGATCTGCCGATCGAGGACGAGCGTAAGGAAATTTTCGACATCCACTTGCGTAAGCGCGGTATCGAAGACCCGTCTTCCGTATGCTCCGAAGAGGAATGGCACGAACTCATCGACCAGACTGACGGCTTTGTCGGCAGTGAAATCGAAGATGTCGTGAAATCGGCGCGGTTGTCGTCGTTTACGGACAGGAATCTTGGTGTGCCCGACTTCGAAGAGTTGCTAATCGCCACCAAGGAAACGGTACCCCTGTCCGTTCTGGACAAGGAGAATATCGAGAGCATCCGCAAATTCTGCGCGGAGCGCGCTCGACCAGTCAGTTCCAGTACCCGTCAAGCAGTTAAAAGTGGTGGCCGCCAGCGTAGTCGCGGCGTCAACTTGAGCTAGGGAGTAGGACACACATGTCACACACAGCAACGATTGATATCGACGTGCAAGATGCCAGCGTCGTTATCAAAGCAGCAGAGCGTCTGGGTTACGACGTAAAAGAACAAGGTGAAGTGCGGTTGTATGACGGCACTATTGCACGTGGAATCGTCGTGCAACTTCCAGAGTGGAAGTACCCGATCGTGATTGATACCGAGTGCGAATGGACCGACGTGCTGGAAGATGGGTCCGAAGTTACCCGCAAGGGTAAGGTTTACAGCGATAACTACGGCGGATCCTGGGGGCAGCAGTCCTACATGGACGGATTCCGTCAGATCTACGGTGTGGAGAAGGCCGAGTTTGAAGCCGGACAGGCCGGATATACCTGGAATGAAGAGATCGTCCTGCACCCCGAAACCGGGGAAGAAGAGATCGAGGTTACCATCAACATGCCTGGTGGTGGAGTCGACGGCGGAACTGATCTGAACTATCCCAGTGGCGGACTGACCCTGTAAGGAGGTGCTTCATGACTAGTAGGAAAATTAAGATCCGTTTCAACAAGCAGGCGGAAACGACTGTTGAAACAATTGGATTTGCTGGAGGTGAGTGTACAAGCGCATCGGATTTCATCGAAAAGGCGCTGGGCACCAAAACCTCGAATGAGAATACTGCTGACTTCTACAGCGAAAGCGAAGTGCATCAGCACACCCGGTTGGACGGGGCGGAAGAGTGAAGATCAGGTTCGACCGTGACGGCACGGCTCGGACCATCTACGGCGAGGAAATTGACCTGACGAAGCTCGGCACTGTCGAGCTTCGTCGGGCCTCGCACGTAGATCCGACCGCCGAGCTGACAGCAGATGCGCGGACCTGGCTCCTCGATAAGAATGAGGAGATGAATGATCATCTCGCATCAGCGTCTCCCAGTAAAGCTTGCTGGTGGGCGAATATGATGCCGATGAACGGCCCTGTGCTAGGTCCCTTTGATACCCGTTCTGATGCACTAGCTGCTGAGGTAGCCTGGATTGATGAGCATGGGATGTACCCACAACTGAATGAAGAGGATTCTGATGTCAACTGACACCCCAGAGACGTTTCGAGTACGAGCGCCTCAGCAACTACCCGGAGAGGCTACCGAACGCCTCGCCGACCTGGTCGCGGAAGACGACCGAATGGTCGCCGAGATTGTTCAAGAAGGAGACCTGGCGGAAGCTGAGGACGACCAGTTAGCCGCGCAGTTAGCCGCGGCGCGGCAGCGGCGCGAGTCAGCACGTGCTGATGATAATGAGATAAATCGGCAGGCTCTGCTCGACGCGGATTGGGAACCTGCCCAGGACGAAGATATTCGTATGGACCGCGTTTACATGGTGAGCGTCTCGACTCACCGCCCGCGGCTCAACTACACGGTGCGCGGTGCCAACGTTGAGGTCAATGGCGTGGAGCTGAGTAACAGCCAGGCCACTGATCCGCGATGGAAACTGATGCCGAAAGAGCATAAGAAGAAGCTGGAACGGATTGAACTGGATGTGCGGAATCTCTGTCGAATTACGAGTATTCCAATCCGTTCCCGGCGTGGCGGCTCGCACTACATCAAGGGCTGCTATCTCGTCCCAGAAAGTCGACTCGACGCGCTGGAAGAAGAACTGAGAGACCTCCATACGCAGTTACAAGATTACGTTCGTGATGAAATCGCTGGCGATATCAGCGCATTCCACGAAGCGATCAGTGAGCAACTGGGCGATACTGATGCGTATCGTGAAGCGGCGAGGCATATCCCGTCGAGGGAACACATGCTGCGGCACACCGCGGTTGAGTTTACTGTGCTTCCGCTAAACCTGCGTGTCGAAGAGGCCGAAGAGGTCAATGTGAGCGCAACGCGTCAGCGGGCGCGGCAGCGTACGCAGGAATTGTCTGAAGCTATTGCCGAATCTGTTGTGGCTGAGCCACGTGCCGAGCTGGTACGTACTCTGGACGTGCTTCACGAGTTAATGTCACGAGACGGACAGGTGAAAAGCAACTCGGTGGAACCGGTTAAACGGGCTATCGAGAAGCTGCGCGTGTTCGGATCTATGGGTGACGCCACCCTGGAGCGCCGCATCCGTGAGCTGGAACAGCAAATCGGCAACCCTGACACGCTGGAAAGTCTACGCGTTGCAAGGCGTGAAGATGTGAGCGTGATGAGTGAGGCTGAGAATAATGGGCTGGCCGAGGCAATGCGCAACGTGCGTGAACAGGCTGAGGATCAGGCTTCGCAGATGGAAGCGTTCGGAAGGTATAGTCGAGCTATCCGGTTCTAATCATAGTCCCGACGAGTACCATCAGGCTTGCGTGTAGCCGCCCCGGCCTCCCTTCGTGGAGGTCGGGGTATTTGTTTAGGAGAACCAGATGGCGGGACCAGAGTTTTTTCAGACGGCCATGGGCCAGCAATTTTACGGAGGAGCGGTACCCAAGCTCATCAGCGAGATAGCGCGTGTCGCTGATGCATTGGGATTGCAGAAGAATATACCGATGGATGCCTTGCTCGCAAGCGATTGCTTAAACTTGCTGCGAAAGGCAAGAGACGAAGCGCCAGTCGAATGGGATGCGCTCGCGCACTCCGGATCAGGGGGTGCAGCGATATGCAAACTGTGGGACATCTTAAAACGAGTGGAGGGCTGAGGAGCGTAAATGCTAGTAATGTCACGGAAACCGGAAGAAACGATCGTCATCGACGGCGGTCGTGTTGTGATTACCGTTCTTGAGATCCATAAAGGTGCCGTCCGTCTTGGTGTCGAAGCGCCCAAGAGCGTGATTATCCACAGGGGTGAAGTGCAGGCACGCATAAACGCGGCGGACGAATTGGTTGAGCTTTCCCGCATCGATACTGAGTAGCAGGGCTATTGCTGCGCGTGGGGCCAGTCAGTATAAATTGCAGACGTTCTTGACAGTCAAAGATGAGGCAACATATGAGTAAGTTGTCTGCAGAGAGTTATCTTGAGCAGCGAGACCGTGCACTTGCGTTGGCTGTTAATCTGTCGTCATGGATTGATGGGCGGCCGTCGGCATTAGCGCACAAACAAGTGGACGCATTACGCGCGCAGTTCGATATCGAGGAGCGGGACGATGACGGAGGATCGCCCTCAGAAGACGAAGTCCCACCGGCCGACAGCTGAGGATATGCTGGAGGCCATAAGGGACGATGCGCACGACTGGTTAAAAGGAAAACAGTCGATTCACGAAGAAATCGACGACCTCCTGAAAGACATAGTCTACAACGCTAATTGTTTTCTGAAATCAAAAGGTTGCAAGGATGAACAGCGAGACAGAATTGACAATTAAGCGTTCACATCGGCCCATGCCTGATTCCACGAAGCCTGATGGCGCGCCGGTGGGAGCTGTATTGATTGACAGCCTGTCCACGTCATCTTTGAAAATAGGGTTTGATGGTTACAGTCATGGGCCGCAGGAATCAGACGGGAAAGCGTTTCCCATTGAGATTTACTTTTTGAACGGTGTCCCGAACATAAGGATATGGAAAAATACACGGGACATCGGACCGACGTTCAACATTTCATTCGAGAGACACTATGTCAACTGAGTTTGTGGGAAGGCGTATCGTAGAGGCGCGCGTGATGAGTAACGAAGAATTAGAGGCGGAAGGATGGGACGCGCAGCAGTTTGGCTCGGTTCCCGTGTTCGTGCTCGACGATGGTACGCTGATCTACCCCAGCCGAGATGCAGAGGGTAATGGTCCTGGCGAGCTCTTTGGAAGTAAGACGGATGGTGACGGGAGCTACAATTTTATGGTCATGATCGACGCACCTGAGCCTGTAAGTCTCGACAATGGCTAAGCAGAAACGGAAGCGCACAGATCGCTTCCTTGTCGCGTTTGGGCCGAACACGCCACAGATCCTGGCGGTCACTGGCCCCGCCATAGAAGAAGAGCACGCTAGCTCTGGCGCCGACGATTTCGTCGATTACATGGGCGGCAGCTATGCGTGGCCAGGTGGTTGTGATGCTTGGCCAACATTTGGAATCTACGTGTGGGAGTGTACTCCTACGGAAACCAACACGACGCCAGAGTCTGACAAATGGGTCCAATACCAACGCTACCAAGAGTACGATTACTCTGACGGAGAACTTAGGGCGCTGACCAATAAAGAATGGGCAGTATTCAAAACCGGAGAACACTTATGGGAAGTCAAACCCTTAGCGAAAGCGTCCCCTTCAGAACTGTCGTCGGAGACGCCCGAGACGTGACTGAAGAAGTTGTTACTGATGTCACGAATAAACTACACGAACAAAATGAACTCAATGTACGCGCAATCGAGACGTCAACCAGTCGCGCTATGCCGTACCTGGAGGCGTCGATTACGTTCGTCTCTTTCGTAGTGGTAATGATCGGCACCCTGGTAGCTGCTGTGTTGGTGTCGCCGGTGGTGCTCGTCTACCTCTGCGCACGCGGGTTTGATACGGCTAAGCAAATGATTGACAAACGCTTCGAACGAAAATCGAAAGGTGGCAAGAATGATAACAGCTGAATCTAAGGGAGCACCCCCGTACTGGCTCCGATCCGAAGATGGGGATGAATACGTCAAGGTGATCAATTTTCCGGTAGCGGAGAATGATCAAAATGTCGGCGGTGAGTCGATGTGGGTTGAGGTGATCGCCGGGGGTGAGAACGCAGGCATCGGGACGCTAAACAACGACCCGATCTTCTGCGAAGCAGTAAAGTGCGGAGACCCCGTGCACTACTGCGGTGGTGACGACGACACGAAGCCTCAGTTTAAAGCTGTCGTCCCAGAAGAGAAAATGGCCGAGCTTGTTGCTCAGTTCTCGACGTAACCAGCTGCGATCTTGAACAGATCTTGCTTGCTCAAGCCCTGCTCTTCGGATGATGCCTCCTTCGCGAACGGGTTAATCCCGTTCTTGTTGAGCATGCGCTCAAACAGTTCAGCATCTTCGCGGGGCAGGGTTGGCAAGATCTCAGCCAGTTTTTCCTGATCAACGAGTAACCCGCCAGCGCTGACTTCGTCAGCAAGCTCGCTACCCATCCAATCACGCACGTCTTGCAGCTTGACCCCGGCCAAATCGGCCAATTTGTAGATGGCACCACTAGTCATCGGAATGTGTGCGGAGTGCGCGGTTTTTATTGTCATCTCGGTAATTCCGAACAAGGCATCCTCGGGTCTTGGTACTGCCGCACTGTAGTCACGGTGGATACCAAATTCCTGGTCGATGTCGGATACTGTTTTCGCGAGCTTCAACATATGCTCACGAGAGTTGGCCGGACACTGTTCAATCGCTACAGCTGTTTTGATCAGCTGGTCGGCAATCTCTGCGTTCTTGATAATCCGTGCGCGATCACGTAGAAAGCGGGCAGCCGCCTTGATGGAGCAGTGGCCGTGCCCAGCCTGCTTTAGCACGTCTTCGTTCACGGTCACGCCGTGGGCGTGCGCCTTCTTGATGATCTTTTCCGACATTTTGTGGCGATCGTCGAACACAAATTCGTCACGATAGCTTACAAGATAGTCGGCTGCCGCTTTGATCTCATGCGCATTGCGCAGGGGCAGGTGGCGTTCTTTTCGTCCGTCGTCTTGTAACCACACCCAGGCGAAATCAGAATCTGGCAGCGATTCCATCGTGTCGTTGCTGTCAGTCGCAATCTTGTCCATGAGCGCGGTGACTTGCCCGCCAATACCGTAGTAAATAGCGCAACGTAAAATGTTACTCTTGATACGCTGTGAGTTGTCTTGGTTGTAGCTAGCCTGTTTGTCACCGAAGAAAGCTGCACTCATCCAGGTTGCCGCGGGGTTGTGGCACGGGTATGTTCGCTTAATCGCATCGCCATAGAGATGGGCTGGCAATGCTTTAGATGTGCCGCAGATGTTATCATGAGAAGCAGTTTTTACGAAATCCGGAGGCGGGTAAAGTGAAGTAAGTCGATGGATCTCGCGGCCAGTTGTATCTTGGATTTGATCGAGCACGACGTCCATGTCATTCTCCAAAAGCACGAGAGTCTGCAGTCTCAACTACCATATTAGCTGGGACCAGGTTCTGCCCTTACTGGGCGTGGAAATACCGGTAAAGGTATTACCAACTGTGTGTTGCTGCCCATTATGCCGACAGCAGGGCCTTCGTGTCTACAAGGATAGTATATCAGGTGGCGAATGGCACTACTGCTCCGCGTGCCAGTTTACGGGCGATACGGTGGAATTGGCCGGAAAAGCCTGGGGGTTAGACCCCGTCAACGTTTTTCGAAAATTGCGTGATCAGGGGATCGCGGTAATCTCGAAGGTGTTGGATCCCATCGCTGTGGAAAAATACGAGGAAGCGCACATACGGCACCGTCAGCGCCTGCAAGATATGTGGGAGTCCGCGCAAAAACGCCTTCCGCTGCAGGACACCGAACAGATGGTAGAACTGTGCCAGAAACTAGTTGGACGAGCGGCAACTCCGACGTCCACCTGGTTTGAGCGTGCCGGGAGGTTCCTGGGTGGCTGCCACGCTAACGACGTACGCATGGCGCTGCACCACACGATGTGCACAAACCGTCTCAAAAAAGGCGACTCGCTCAACGCTGGGCGTGGCCGTGTATTCAAGGGTAAGGATTGGGCCGACGTGCTTGTCATCCCGTTCTACACGGCCCCCGGCAAGATCCACGCGTTCATGTTTATCGGAAGGGATGCCGAGGCTCCGGACGACTTTGTATTCAAACGTGTTCCAGTGGTTTCGCACCAGTTCGAAACCAAGGATCAGGCCCCGATATGGGATTCAGGGCTCTCTATGTACGAGACCTTGACGATCGAACACAAGAAGTTTGGATCAACAACTTTCGTACTGAACGACCCGGTCACAGCGTTGAAACTACAGCTGCGGCACCTCCGGGACAATAACACCCCTCTCCCGATATGTGGGTCAATCATAGACGGGCGTATCTCGAACAGGCACGTGTGGAAGAATGCAGCCCACCGCGACTACATCATTTGGGCACCGGAATTAAGTCCGGAGCTGATACAACAGGCTATGTGCGCCAAGGGACGCATTGCTGTGAGTGACTCTCTGCGTGCCCTTCCTGACGACGTGAGTAGGCGTCGTCCAGTTGAGTGGCTGGAGCGGATGGTGCGGCAGTCGCGGGCCTGGGAAGACGTGCTGGAAACCGAGCTGGAAAAGATGGAGCTCGCTGAATGTGAGAATCTGCTGCTGTACCTAAACATGTCAGACGTAGAGTTGGCGCGGTTTATGCAGCAGTGCAGCGAAGCGATATGTAACAAGCTGCAGAAGATAAAGACCGCGGGTAAGGAAAAGCACCGCAGCATAGCCATAAACGGTAAGACCGTTCTCGAAAAGGACGGACACTGGACGCTAGCTTCCGGCGAGATTTTATCCGACACGATCATTCGACTGGAGAACGTAGTTTACTACCCTGACGAAAACGTAACGGAGTATCGCGGAAACGTCACTCGTGACGAGCAGGTTATTGAATTCGCTGAGCTGGCTAGCGTTATGGAGAATAAAACAGGCGCCTGGCTGCGCAACCTGCTCGCCCGCCACGGCATGGGTCGTCCCAACATACAGCCACGTTGGTCGCAACACCTGTTGGGACTGGCACAAGGTTTCCACGAACCAACATCGAACAAAGGGATCGAGTCGTTTGGGTGGGTAGACGACCGCTTCGTGTTTCCACGGTTCGAGGTACACCCTGGCGGACACGTCTTAGAGCAAGACGCCTGGTATACCCTGACTGAAATGACACCGGCACGTGATCTACAGGCCCCCGGGAATATTCCACACGAGACGCTGAAAACACTGGGCGCGTCCAGTCAATCATCCGCAGTATTCTGGGCGACCGCAGCACACATCACCAGTAATCTGCTTGCAGAGGTACTCCATCAAGATCGCAGGGGGTTGGTACTTCTAGGAGCTGCAGCTACCTCGCTGGGGGCTGCTACTGCCACCAGCCTGGGCTGCATCACCACTGATGTCAGTGCGCTTGGGGCTTTCAAGAGAGTTGTTGCCAAAAATTCGGCAGCCATTGTACGGCACCAGTGGCCGGTATACCTGCGCTGTGACAAGTACAAGAACAAGCTGCTAGCAGACTGGCTACAGCACCCTGACGCAAAGAACGCCATAGTTGATCTGTTGCCGCAGCACGCACAGGCGTTGATGATCAACGGTGGCTGGAACCTGATCCATGTAGATGGTGCACCTTCAGTCGGCGGAACGCTGCAACGTGTGGGCGCGCCAATTTTACCCGCGTACATACAGCACCTGGCGGCCCGCCGCTTTCGTTTAACGTACACAGGCTCGTACGTGGAGTCGGTGCTCGCGGATATGTCAGCATGGTTCGGGGACCTGACCAATGACGACACGGTATTTCGTCAAGCGGCGGCGTTGTTAGACTCTGCGCCGGACCCGCTAGACTACTTCGCAGAGCTGGTGTACCACGGATTGGTGTCAGGTAAGCTGACAACGATCAACGAAGAATTCGAACAGAGTCACGCGCCAGCCATAGCGGTATCAGGTGAGCACGTCAGGGTGAGCAAGAAACGCATAAATAGTCTTGTCACCGTACCCGAGATACCGTTATTAGACATGGTGCGGCTATCGCAGGAGATGCACAGCGCAGGGGTGCTTATTCGGGACGACGCCGAGCACTGGTGGGTGGACAAGCTCTGGTGGACCGAGATTCTCAGCGATCGCGATTCTCGTCATAAAGCAAAAAATTACGGAGGAGCCCCAATGCCCGACGACAGACTACGCGAGGACAACTTTGACGTCGTGGAAGACGATGAGTCAGACGACGAGGCCACGGAAGAAACTGACGACAACGCCCAGAGTGATTTTGACGTAGCGGAAGCCGAAGGGTGGTACAACGAAGTACCTCCTGACGACGAGTTCTAACCATAGTATTGGTGAGTACCAACATATCTGCGTGCAACCAAACTCGGCGCGAGTACCACGGTCCCAGAGTGCAACCAACAGACCCGCGTGTACCACGATCACAGCGTGCAACCAATCCAGCAGCGAGTACCATGAAGACGGCGCGCAACCTGGACCCGCGCGAGTACCAAAAAACAAGCGTGCAACCAGTGCCTGGGCGAGCACCAATAGAAATGCGTGCAACCATGATATCAGCGAGTACCACAATAGCAGCGTGAATCTATGCAACTCTTACGTAGCCTCTGGTCACGATTTGCCTTCTGGGCCATGGAAACATGGCTCTACAACTGGATCCTCGACAAGATCCCGTACGTGCGTTTCAACACGTACTACAGCGCCATCCGCGGCTTCACGTACCGGGAAGGCTTTGAGCTGCTGCGCGTAGGTGACATTCTCCTGACCAAGGACAACTGGAAGCTCACCAGCTTCATCATCCCGGGGGAACTGCCTCACGCTGCGCTGTGCCTCAGCAAGTCACCAGAGCGCGGCTTCGAAGTTGCCGAAATGACACGCGTCGGCTACAAGAAGTCCGAGTTCTACGACATCTGCCACGAGGCAGACAGGGTTGTCATCCTGCGCTGTACGGACTGGGATGGCGAGTATGTCAAGAAGGTCGTCGAAACCTGCCTGACGTTTGAGGGCCTGGACTACGACAACAAGTTCGAGCTGGGCGTGAAAGCGCTGTATTGCTCGGAACTAGTGGTAGCCAGCGACCCCGAGAAGCGGCTCAAGGTCTCGTACGAAGACCTGATCGGGCTGGGGCGCCCGTACATCTCACCCACTGGAATCCTGCACGGTGAGAATGTGGAGATGATCTGGGATTCCGAATGGTGTCAATAACCATTGATCGAGCGAGTACCATGCGTATCGCGTGCAACCAGGCGTCGCGCGAGTACCAAAAGAAGCGCGTGCAACCACCATCGACGCGAGTACCACGATCGATGCGTGCAACCACAAAACTTGCGAGTACCATAGTAGATGTGTGTTTCACCTGAAGTCCTGAAGACCCTGCTCATCTGTGCCTGTGTCGTGATAACGACGCTGATCATCTGTAGGTACGGGCGCAGGAAGCAGTAACCAAACCACGAGCGAGTACCAATCTGCGTGCGTGCAACCAGGTTCGAGAAGAGTACCAATAGGGGAATGTGCAACCAGGTGCGGGGAGAGTGCCAAAAGAAGCACGTGCAACCACGGCAGAGGCGAGTACCATGCTAGCTGCGTGCAACCAAGTTCTGAGTGAGTACCATGATATTGGTGTGTAACCAAACTCCTCGCGAGTACCAACTACCGCGCGTGTTTTATGGAATAGCCCCGTAGCCGCCCATCACATCCTCTCGCCTGTCTGTTGCCGCCTCAACCTGAGCTGATGTGAGCGGCGCTGCCCCTGCAAACTTTGGCCAGGATTGAGTGACGTGCCAAAGCGAAGCACATCCGATGTTCATAGCCTGCGCGAAGTCATCGGATACACCGGCAGCCCTGGTGATCGTGTAGATGTCACTGGCTTGCCGTGATGCGGTCTTCGTTTCCACCAGGGCCAGGAAGTCGTGGAGTAGGCCAGGATTATCGACGTTTTCGTGGTCGTACTGGAAGAATCGTATATGGCCCAGCTTGATAGACGTGGTGGTGTACAGGAGCGTTCGGGTCTTGTCTACCCGGTAATGATCCCGAGGGTGTAACACTGTTGCTGGTACGTGATACATGGGCGCATGTGTGGCGGCGCGCACGTAGGATATTGGCAGCAGGCGACTGATAGGGAAACCCTGTTGCACCATGATCGTCTCACGTACGGTGCCAGCACCTGTGTAGTCATGAGCGATGTATTGACAACCGAACGTCTTGAACCACTTGAGGCACTCCATTGCTTCGCCGACGTGATCATGCGGAGTCAGTAGTCGCTTACCCCATAGGCAGTCAATCTTCCCACTTGACCATCCCAGCACGGCGATAGTAGTGAAGCTGACACCCTCTATTCCACCACCGCCCCAGTCAATTGCCAGCACCAGGTTTGCATACTGCTTCGCCGAGCTAAGTGCCTGCGGATCGGGCTCATCCGGATTGTTTTTCCACGGCAACGATGCAGCTTTTTTGAGCTCCGATAGACTGACCAGTTTCTGGCCAACATCGTAGCTTTCACCCAGTACTTCGTTGTAGAAGATATTTGGTGACGTGCTGCCCCAGCCGTCACGCTTACCGAGCAGAGTTGACCATTTGTCGGCATTGGAATAGTGAAGCGGCATTATGATCTGAGGCACATGGTACCCTGCAAAATCCCACCGCTTGTCAGGGTAGCGATGCACCCATCGTCCTTGCCTGGGGTGGAGGGATTTTTGGCAAGAGTAGCACACCACCGCGGGATTATCGGCGCTGATGTCTTCGCGGACTGGCCCGATCATTTTGTCCACGTGGTAATCCATCGAAGGAATATTCCACGTGTTACAGCTATTGCAGCGCATAAACCATTCGGCTTGGCTACTTTGCTGCCACAGCCCTTCGATAGCGTTGTCCAATGTCTTCGGGGTTCCTGTGTATTGGGCAAGGTCATGCGGAGATGCCGACATGGTTTCATGAATAATTGGGATGTGCGCAGGGTCCATGTCCTGCACTTCGTCAATCGCTACCTTGTCTGCCTGGATACCACGTATGCGGTCGGCGTCTAGTAGCGCGAACGAGAAGATCATTCTGGATCTATTCTTGAAGCTGCGCTGGAGCACAGACTGCTCAGATCCCGCGCCCTCCAGCCACGAATTTTTCACCGGACTTTCATCGACAAATGGTCGTACGTAGTTGTTGGAGAATCGACGAATCTGCTCGTACAATGGCGTAATGTACAGCGTGGAGAAGTGGTCGTGCATATTCGACACGACGACTCCATGCGCTGCCAGGCTCGTTGATTTTGATACCTGACGTCCCGTTTTGAGTACCACCCGCCGAGGTTGGTGGTTCCGGAACAACTGCTTAAATGGGAAGTGCTGCTCTAAAGTATACGGCTTTCCCTTCAGATTAAGCAGTAGCGGCAAAATTGGGACGATGGAGGGTAGACATCGGAGATCGGCCATGGAGCGTAGTCCAACTACGCGCTCCAGTAGACCGAGATCTTGCGCTCCAGTTACATCATTTTGGAACGATGCTACGATGTCGGCTACGTTCCGTGAAGCAGAGGAGGACGTTACCATGTCCGATCTGTCCCGTTACAAGAATGAGGGCCCGTCAGATTTACAGGGATTGGAAGACGGAATCGAGTTCTTAGCAAGTTGGGCGGTTGATGTTGTTACGACACCGTTCAAGGCACTTTCACGTAAGAAGTCGGAACCACTTGCGAAGCAGGGACGCTCGCGAAATCGACAGCAGCTTAGGTCGCAACAACCTAAGCGACGTCGGACGACCATCGTACGGGAAATTGTTACAATCGAAGAGGATTATTGATAATATGCCGCTACTAAAGGGTGCGCGGCATCCTCCTCTTTGAACCGTAGAAAGGTTTAACATGCCAGTCAATATCGGCAAAAGCGCTCGACTGTACCGTGAGCGTAAACGACTCGTGGACACTCGCCGTGGTCCAACGTCCGAGTACAACGAGTCCGGTAACCGTATTCACACGTATCCGACAAGTTTTCCTCCAGAGCTAACCAACACGACGGGGCCTGATACTAACCAAGTAACAGACCCCTGGTTCGAGGAGGGTGGAGGTAGTTGAGTTGAACAGTTTTTGGGTGGTAGCAGTGTGGTTTGTTGTTGGCGGGTTTATGCTGGTAGGTGGAAGTGGGATGCCAGTCTTTGCAATTGTACTTGTGTTGTGGCTTCTGTTGAAGTTGCATAATCGGGCAGAAGGTAACGGTGAACGCACGATGGCCACGTATGACGAATACAAACAATCGAGACACAAATAGGCGGTAGCCGTGTCAATTCTCGATCTGATCTGCCTTGCGCTGTCCATTGGCCAGGTTTGTGACACCTGGTTCAATGGTAGCGTTTTTGCCAGCACGCGCGCATATTTGGAAGTCAAGGAAGAGCAGGGCAGTAAGCTTGCTGAGCTGTTCAATTGCCCGTTCTGCTTGTCGCACCATGTTGCGTGGATGCTTTGCCTACTTTTGCTGATTTCATGCTTCCTACCGGGTCCGTGGGACGATATCGTAAAACTCCCGATCTACGGACTCGCCGCACTCAGGGTATCGACTGTCCTGAATGCCGTGCTCCCAGCAAATCTCAGATACTAGGAGAGCAATATGCCTGAAGAAACGCCGGAAGAACAACAGACTACCAAGGACGAGTCTCCAGCACAACGTGAACGATTTGACCAGGAAGTCATTCGGCGCGTGTTCGAGTTTGCCAGTGAGCTAGTTCAGGACGTGCCTGAATTGGAAGTACTGACGGTCGTACCTGCGTGGAGCGTACCGCAGCAGGAATTGGTGCCAGCAATATACATAACACGAGAAGGTGTTGGCATGTCACCACACCACATATTGTTGGTGACAGATCGAATGGTGCGAGCGTTAGAGTATCAAACAAGCAAGTTTCATGAATTACTCTTCGCCGCAGGGGAAACCGCTGATCAGCAAGCAAAGGTCATTAATGAGCGCCAAGAAACTATCACGGAAAAAGAAAAGATCATCGAAGACCTCGGGAGAAAAATCACAACTCTCGAAGAGCTTGCTGCAACGATCCCGCAAACGACAGAAGAAGAACCGGAAACCTGAAAGAACGCCACTCAGTGTAGTCCTTGATCAGTTGAACATCAGGGACTGGGATGTGCTGTTATTTGGTGATGGTTCCGGGCACGGTTGGGGGATTGGTTGCGGATGGTCATGTATTCTCATTGATCGTTTATCGCGCTCACGGAAGATGCTGTATGGCGCGATGAACTCCGGTACGGTGAATGTTGGCGAACTCATGGCGTACGTGCATGCCATGCTTTGGTACAGCGGACAGATTGCGAAAGATGGTACTAAAAAGCGCCCACTAAACGTACACGTCGTAACAGACAGTCGTGTGATAGCAAACCAGGGGACAGCGGTGGAATTGGCGAGCAATGAATCTGTTGCCAACCGTGCACTGTGGATGTCCATGAAAGCCCTGTCTCGACAGGGTTTTGTTTTCCACTACCACTGGATTGAAAGGCTCACCGTTGAACTCAACTGGGGAGCTGACCAGATGGCAGGCAAAGCGCGCATCGCGTTAAATGACCTGGTATTGGAGGACTTCTTACCCGATGCCGAAGACGAACACCCCGCGGTGTCAATCTATAACTTGAACCCATCAGGAGGTTAGCGCGCAAAAATGGCGCTGACACAAGCAGAAAAGAGTGAATGGCTATACAAGATAACCGAGCAGGTCGAAGTACTTAGGTCGCGGCTGCTATCTGCAGAACCCGGGCTGATAAATTCCTTGAAAAAGGAAGCCACCGTCGAGGCGCACGAACGGCTGGGGGTCACGTCCGTATTGCAACAGATGGAAGAGCTGGGACTGACATGGCAAGCGCAAAAAAAGGAATACGAGAGTGAGTGCGCCAAGCTCGAAGATCGTTGTGCGTGGATGCGTGACTCTATTGATAAGTTATGCAAATCCCTGAACAGCGAGATCGACGGTGAGCGCGAGAAAAAGCAAGGTCTCTACGAAGCACGCGAAAAAAGTCTGCAGGTTTTGCGTTCTGATGGTAATGACTTGTATGCATCTCTGGATGAGCTATTAGCCGTGGAAAGTAATGAAGGCCACTACCACGCAAGTGGCTCGTTTGTACCGAGGTCCGAGCACGCACGGGAGTTAACTATTTACACTTCTGCTGTAGCCGCAGAATTGACACACAATCATCCAATAGGTCGACTGTCTACGGTACTTGACTCGGCTACGTTTGAATTTTCATCTGCGATGCGGATGGTGACTACTACAAAACAGGCGCATATCGTATGGAAAGATGTGCAACAGTTCTTGGCAGAATTCGAGGAGCAGTTAGATGAGTCGGCGCAAACAGAAACTTCGTCAGCGGGTGCAGGTACAGCCAGAGAAGAAAGCCGTGCGGGCGCTACGGCGCACGGATGACGCGATGCTCAGTCCGGCTGAGCATCGCCTGGACAAACGGGCAGCAACTAAGCTGAAAGTAGAAAACATCAACAGCGTCAGTGCACAACCCAGTCACAAGGGCCGGTACCAGTGCATTACCGTCACTGATTTGCAGGTTGATTACTCCTACCAGCGTAAGCTCGTTGAGCGCCAGGTTGCTCAGATCATCGACTACTTCAACTGGGACGCCTTCAGCACGCCTGTCGTAGGTAAGCGACAAAGTGGAGGGCTTTACATTATCGATGGGCAGCAGCGCATCGAGGCCGCCTTACGACTGGGCGTGACAAAGGTAAACGTCGAAATCGTTGCGTCTACCGGCGCAAAGTTCGAGGCAAACCTGTTCCACCAGTTGAACGCACGTAAGACACGTCTTACCAAGATTGAAATCTTTCGCTCAGCCCTGAAGGCTGATAATCAGTTTGCGGTCGACATTTACAGTGCCGTGTGTGCTGCCGGGTTTGATATCCCGCTGGAGCCCGGTGTTACTGGTAAGTGGCCGTATGTCCGCGCACTGAGTCGGCTGGAGCGGCTGTACAAGGACGGCGGCTCTGAGCTCATCATTACCGTACTTTCAATGATCCATGACATGTGGGAGGGTGAAGATGATGCGGTACGTGAAGACGTGATTGGCGGACTGCATCGCTTTATCAAGTTCACGCGGTACAACGAACGGCGTCCGGCAGGCTGGCTGGAAGGGTATATGGCCGCGCGGAGACTTATCAGACGTGATCGTATCGTCGAGGCTGTTACTGCGAAAAAGTTGACGGCGGAAGGATTGCATATCAAAGCTTCCAACAGCAAGGAAGCAAGTTCCGGATACAGTAGGGCCGAAGCCGTACAACGTATCCTGGATGAGACTTGCAGTTTTCACAGCCGTAAAAAAGCGTAAGCTGGGTTACATTGTCAGATGCAGATTCACAACCCGCCGTGCCCTTGTGGGTACGGCGGGTTGCTTTCATGGGGTCGTGACGCATGTATAATGCTAAAGCAAAAGTGAACTACGCTGCCATCAAAAGGATCTACGACAACTCAGTAGCGGCAGTTCGAAATCAGCGCATCGGTCCGCGCGGCGACACCATGTTGATGTGCATCGACCGCCCAGCGTCTCTTTCCGAGACTCGCAAGCACATGCGCTGTGGCGCCGGGTACCCTATTAAGTTGCCACGGTCATCATGGCGCTGCAGAGGTCATAGTAAAGATTGGCTCGCCAGTAACTGGTGGTATCAGTGGCCCTGTAACACGTACATCTATAAGCTTCCCGCCTTGCTTGGTGTGTCAGACATAGATGACAACTACGTGACAGATGAAGAAGTGCCGCGAGATCGCTTTGAGATCTCCTATGCGCCGAGCGCGCGGACGCCAGTACCTCTCGTTGTCTGGCGTCCTGACGGCTCTTGTGTGATTTCTAAAAGAGTGTGTGCTTACGGGGAAAACGGTACACGTAGTTGCGTCTACAACTTCACTCCCGTGCACTACATATGGTCCAAATATGGCAGTGTGCAAATAACGATCAATGATAAGTTCTGGATAAAGAGCCCAGACAAGTGGGTTCCGAACATCAAATACCATTACCACTTTCCGTGGGTTCGGGGGGATGGGAGTAACCTGGAGCACATGGATCTACTAGGGCTCCCGCGAACTGCCGACGGAACTCTAAGAAATTCGGGATTCATCATCCCGGCAGACAAGCGGAAACGACCAATAAGTTCGATGTCATACGTTCGCCATGACTTTAAACTTGGTCGTGACGTGGTCCTGACGAAGTTGCTATCAGAGTACGATGTGCGACAAAATCAACGGCAGGCAAACCGCCGGACGCGCGCTATACGCTCATTGCAGTACACGCTGCGACGGTCACCGGAATTGCTGTTAGCGCATCCGGATCTGCGTGAATACGCACAACAGGTTGCTACGAGACAGAGAATACACGCAGCAGCAGAAGTGATCCCTGCGGCGGGTCTGTCGTCAAGTACACGTAAGCCACTCGATTACAGCAAGAAGACTGGTCGAGCATTTCATTTCACAGACGCATAAGGAGCCAAACACATGGGTTGGTGGCAAATCACCCAGGAAATGTATATGGGGGATGAGGTTGCAGATCTGTTAGAGGGCCTCACCAAGATTGACGACAGTGTGGTGGACATCCTCAACGGAATTTATCAACGTGATTTTGGGCGCCCGATGTTTAAGGAGGAGCTCAAAGCTGCGTTGGATTTCGTTCAGATAGCTCCTCTTGGTACGGTTAAAATCGACGTCGTGATTGACTGGGATCAGTTACCTGCTCGTGGAATTGAGCCTGAATACGGCAGTGGTCTGGGCTTCGCCATGAAAAATCTTCCGGGGCTATTAAATGACACGTAAGCTGAGGTTCCCCGTACGCTCATACGAACAAGCTCTCGCTATCTACCAGGATGTGTCAGCTTCCCGTCGCGGGGCGTTACACACGACGCCCCTCTTCGACGGCAACCGCGATCCGATGGTGCTGCATCGACCGGCGATTCGCAGGTACAAGATGGACGATGCGAGCTTGTACAGAAAGATGCGGGTCTGGCGATTCGCAGGTGTCCGGCAGAGTAACGCGATGGGGGTGCATTTTCCGGACCGGCGTGATATGCAGAATCGTGCCACCGTCCTCGTAGCTCGCAGGAGCTGGCCAGGTATTTACGTGAGTCAATTACCTGCTGAGCTGCATGCGACTACCGTGGATAATGCGTATGTGCGTGAGGGGCTTATTCCCAACGGCCGTATCGCATTTTCATATACATTCGGATCGGTGCGGCGAATGCGTGACGTGGTGGTATGGCGGCCGGACGGGTCGTGCGTAATCTCACGTAGCAGCGGGTCGCAGTTCGAATGCGGTCTTCGAAAGGTTGCTAACTGCTTTTCCCCGGTGCAGGTATGGCGCGAACGCGGGCAAGCTTTTTTCAGTTTTCAAAACGCCTGGGGATCTCCTAATCGGGATCGTCGTTTCGTATTTCAGTGTGATCGTCAAGGTTTTCACCAGCCTAATGTCAGCGTGGTGCTGCCTACAGATAAACGACGGAAGCCCTACGACCTGGTAAGTGGTGAAACACTGGTAACGCGCGGGGAGCAGATTACAGCCAATAAGCACGCGCGGACCAGCGCAGACTACATACGAAAGCTGGTGCGTATTGCTACGGACGATCCGCAGATCGCCGAGCAGCTGATTCGTGCGCTTCAGAGCACCGTTAACGACGAGGAATTCGCTGCCAGCTCTGCCACCCTCCGCCAGCTCCCCACGCGCAAAATCGACCGACAAGTACCCAATACCTCGGGAGCACTAACCAAAGAGCACACGCGTGCAATCGTATTTGAGGAGTAACAGATGCCAGAAGACCAACAACAGGAAGCTAGTGACCCGTTTGCCGTGGCCCTTAAAACGGCAGTAGACTTTCTGAAGACAAAAGGCGTCACTCGCATCGCCATGGATTACAACGGATACGGCGACTCCGGTTCATTCGGCTTTATCAGGTTCATCGAGCAACCGAGAAAAATCGATGCGCCAGGTCAAGAGCACCCGGAGAACGCGATGCTCCTTGCGCACCAGTTATCCGGTGTGAGTGCAGCAGAGAGCCCGCATCAGTGGCAGAACGAAAAACCAACAGTTGAGGAGGTGATCGAAGATTACGCCTACCGACTATTGGCTAATCGACACCCTGGCTGGGAGATTAACGAGGGGTCGACGGGTGAAATGTTCGTGGACCTGCACGATGGCACGGTTACGCATTCTCATGGCGCGCACTACCAGCACACCGAATGGTCTGAGCATGAGTCAACCCTGTGAAGCCGTATTATCACGCGGTGTCTTCCGCACGTAAATTTGGCGGCGTAGCTGACGATTACGTCGAGATCCATACCTGGTTCGACGAGTCGAAGGCCCACATGGCAGATCTACGCCACAGGGCCCTCAGGCACCACTCTCAGGGCATCTTCGAGTGCGAGCAGCGCTTTGGTACCACGATCGTCAATTCGGACCTCAGGAAGGTTCCTGTGCGTTCTGTTGGCGAACAGCATGTCATGGAAGACCTGGGACGGATCCCATCGGTGCAGGACTGGCTCGGAGAGATTCGTCCAACGGAGTGGATGTTGAGAGGTTACGCACGAGAAGAGGAGTTCATGGAGCCTATTGGCGCCAGTAGCGGGTCGGAAGAGGAAAAACAGACTCGGTAATGACTTTTGAGGAAGAATACACGTGAATTACTTTCGTTGTCTGCTTGCTCTTTCCATAAGTCGTTGTCCTCAAGTAGGATACCTATTATATTTTCCTACCGGACCGGCCCTTTTAGGCCGGGACGGTCACCAACCTACGGTTAATAAGGTAAGGCTTACCTTATAGCAAAATTCCACGTCATGTGCTACGACTCCTAGATTTGTGCTGCCGTCAATGTCAATCTGGCCGATCTGTTTGTATGCCGCGCACATTTTTCAAGTTGAGTGACAACTGTGTCACCGCATGTGTCGGGTTGTCGGACAGTCGGACAGGATGGGCCGGACAGCGTCCGTCCCAGTCACTATAGATCAAAGAAACCCCTATGGTCGTTAACTCCCGTGCACCTCCCGCGCACCTCCCCCGAGCTCGTCTCTGGCTCGTCTCTGGCTCGTCTCTCCCAGTCACTATAGCTCAAAGAAACCCCTATACCGGAGGTGCATGGGACGTCCAGGGTATGTCCAGGCATGGCCATGTCTTAAGTCCAGAGATCAGAACCACTTGGAGAGCGCGTCCAGGCAGTCCATGCAAATGACCACCCGTTTTTTGGCACGCGAGTTTCCGTTAGGGTGGAATTTTTATGCGCTCAACCCACCAGTTGGTGGGTGGCAGGCTATTCAACAACAAACGAGACGGAGGAACATATCAATGGGCATGGATGTGTACGGGAGACGGTTCGCCAACGAGTGGGCGGCTGCTGGTCAAGATCAACCTGGGTGTTATTTCAGGGCCAACGTCTGGTCCTGGCGACCTATTCACGACCTGATGCGGCAGCTGTGCAGCGACTTTCTCGACGAAGAGATGCTGCTACAGATGAGCTTCAACGACGGAGCTGGCCCCGAAGATCAGCAAACCTGCGACGAGATAGCCATGCGGTTCTCCCAGTGGATGGAGCACAACATCGATGGGCACGAAGTCGATCACGGGATGCGCGTTGATGGAGAGGGGAAATTTGTTGACCTCCGCCCCAAGTCGTCGGATGAGACCGGTTTCCTGGCCGAGGCAGCGCTGGTCGCGTCGGCGCAGGCGCGTTTCGGGGCGCAGGGCGTTGACGGGGTGCGATCACCGCACTCCGTTGATGACGAATCCCTGAAGGAGTGGATCGAGTTTCTACGGCACTGCGGAGGTTTCAGGGTTTTCTAACCGTGACGGCTGCGAGTACCACACTATGAGCGTGCAACCAGCGATGGCGTGCGTACCATTTGAACCGCGTGCAACCAACTCAAGAGCGCGTACCATAGCACGGGAGTGCAACCAAGTCGTTCGCGAGTACCAAAGACCACGCGTGCAACCAATCCAGCTGCGAGTACCAAAGTTTTGGCGTGCAACCAGCATGACTGCGAGTACCAGAAGGTATGCGTGCAACCATCATCACCGCGAGTACCAACCTCATTGCGTGCAACCATGGCTTGAGCGAGTTCCACTTGTCGAGCGTGTAACCAGGGCGGCGGAGAGTACCAACACAGGAGCGTGCAACCAAGCGAACGGAGAGTACCAAAAGGCGGGAGTGTGTTATCATGCGAATTACAGCCACGCGATAATGGAGAATGGAAAATGATTCCCCCGAGGAATAGTCAGCTGTGGCCGTTCTTGTACTGGTTGACAGGACTGCTCGCCATTTCGTTTGTGTTGTGGATTACCGCCACCAACTTCGACGAAACCGAGGGGCGTGCGATTGGGTTGGATGCTGTGATTACAGCATTGATACTGATGCTGATCGAGGTGATTCGTAGGAAGGCCGGGACTAAGGATACGGACGACAGCACGATCGACTGGGTGATTCGTAGGAAGGCCGGGACTAAGGATACGGGTGATGGATGACGAAAGAAGCGATGACGCTGTAGACACGTCAGCCGAGGCCTGGTGCGAAAGTAACCAGGAAATCGTCGAATGGATGACCGAACCCACCAACCCGTTGGCAGCTCCGAGGTCGGACTGCGGGTAGAGGAATGGCGAGAGGTCCCTGGTTACGGCGGGAGATATGACGTCTCTTCAGAGGGGCGGGTGCGTTCCTGGGTGACATGGCGCGGCGGTACCATCGCAGGTGAGCCGCGTATCCTGAAGCACTGGCCATTCCCCAGCTCCGGCGATCCCTCGGTAACGTTGTATCACGCTGTTGAGGCGCGCAATGGCGGCCACTCGCGACGCATCCACTGTATCGTGTCGGAGGCCTTTTTAGGGCCGCGGCCTGCAGACAAGTTTCAGGTAATACGGTTGGACGGCAACCCGAACAATTTTCACCCGTCCAATCTCGCCTACGCCACAAAGTCAGAAGCTGTTACGCATTTGCGTAAGTACGCGAGGGGTCGGAAGAGGTTTCCTAAGGGTAAGGGGAAGTTGACGGACAGTCAGCTTGGCATCGTAGGGAGGTTCTATAATCAGGGTCGTTTTGAACCAGGCCCTGGCCGTGTTTGTGTAGCCGAGATGGCGCGTCGTTACGGTGTAGGCCGTGCGACCATTTACCGAGCTATTGACAGGTATCGTGAGGAAGAAGAATGCCAGACTGGACACCCGATGAAGAGGATATCCAATTCGGGCAGCAGTTAATTCGTACCACCAAGCAGGGTGCTACTTGGGCAGCTCCGCAAGGAGTCTGTGTATACGAGATTGATCACGAGAATAAGACGCTCATCGAGCGCATCCCGTCGCCTTTTGCGGAGTTTCGGGAAAAGACCAAGATTCTCTTTCAGACGCTGGGCTGGACCGTACAGGATTCTGATTTGAAACCTGTAGCGTTTCCATCAGAACTTGTCACAGCGCTTAAGACCGACGAAGGGACGCCTGAGTGGAACTAATATGGCAAGAAAGCGTATTAAGCGGGTGCACGTTAATATGCATGTCATCCGTAAGAACACCAAGGAAGGTACAGAGGACCCACCGATAACGGTGAAAGTAGGTAAAGAGAATCACAAGTGTTCTGAGGCAGAGATCCTGGGACCATCTAAGTTGATTTACTCTGCGCACACGCCCTTGATGAGCTGCGGCGCTAGGTTGGTCCTGATTACAACCGCTGATATCGCAATTGATGGCGAGAAAGTAGTGACATGAGCGAAGGTATGACCGTACCGGCATGGGATAGGATGCGCGCACCCATTGCTACCGAGAAGGACAGGGGCTATATGCGCCTGGCTCTTGAAGTAGCGGAGATGTCCAAGTGTGTGCGCGCACAGTATGGGACGGTAATCGTATCGGAGGAAGGGCTGGTTGTTACTACGGCTTTCAACGGGAAACCCCGCGGCGCGTGCAATGATGGTGTGTGCTACCGCGAGGGGTTATCACCCAATTCGACCGATAAGCCGAACTGTTGTATTCACAGTGAGCAGAATGCATTGATGTTTTCGTCGGTGGACGCCCGGCGGGGCGGCACGATGTACATCAGTGGTATTCCGTGCAAGGATTGCGCGCTACTGATTATGCAAAGCGGTATCAAGCGATTGGTGTACCTGGACAACCGTAGCGGTCACCGGGGTAACTCGGACGATGCGTTTTGGCTGGATTACGGTGTGCCGATTGTGCGCATGGCAATGTTGGAGACAGAGCTGTGATTGATCCTAGCTATCCAGACGACGACATTTCTGATGATGTTCTCGTCAGTAAATTACGCGAGAGGTATGCAGCGCCAACCGTTTTTGAGTTGGATTCGCGCACTATGTTTCTCGATGTTAAGTGGTTGTTGCGTAAGAACCGACGATTAGAGGTAGCGCTTAAGCGTTGCCTCGATAATGAGTACCTACCAAAACAAGAACATGACGAAACAGAGAACACAAAATGAGCTCAATTTATTTTCCTGATGTGCCAGAACACGATGATAATGCTAGCGAGAATACTGAAGCCCAAACCGTGGATGCGTCTCAGTGGGAGCTGCTTGAAAGGCTTGACAGCGATTTGCGGAAAGCCGCTACGGAACTTGGATCCGAGGAGGCGCGGTTCCTGGTAGACATGTACTACCAGATGCAGAACGTGCGTATCCGTTTTCGGGGCCAGCAGCGGCAGACTGAGAAGCACGCTGAGCCTAACGAGGTCATCTGTTGGGGACTGGCGAATATTAAGCGTGCAGAAGAGGACATCAAGCGTGCGCTGGGTGAGTTTGCTGCCTCGTACGCAGCTGGACGATGGTGTTTGTCAAATCACGGTATCGGTCCGGTGATTACTGCTGGGTTGTTGGCGCACCTGGATATCAGGAATACTCCCACCGTGGGCAAGTGGTGGCGCTTCGCTGGCTTGGATCCGTCCCGCACTTGGCACGGCAAAGAGGAAGCGAAGAGCATGTTGCAACAGGTCGACCTGCAAAAGACCGCGCGCACCCTTTCGCTACCGCTGGCTACGGAGTTGTCGTCGCTGTGTAACGTTAATCCTGTCCGGCTGCAGCAGGTTTGGTCTGATGGCTTTGCCAAGTACAAGAAGTATGCTGCTATGGAGAAGTACCTGGCTGCGCGTCCGTGGAACGCTGAGCTTAAGTCGCTTTGTGCGTTCAAGATGGGCGAGTGCTTCGTGAAGTTTCAAAATCACGAAGACTGCGATTACGGCCATTTGTTCCAGGCTCGGAAGGCCCTGGAGGTCGAGCGTAATATGGCTGGTGCGTTTTCGGACCAGGCAGTAAGCATCCTGACGAAGCAGAAGCGTAGTGATGACGCCTATGCTACCAAGTGGATGAAAGGCTGTTACACCGCAGACACCATGCTTAAGGTGCTGGCACTGGACCAGGCCAAGCGGTTGCCGTACCTCAACACGAACGAGGGCGCACCTGGTAGCGGCGTTGTAATGCTTGCCCCGGCGCATATTCATGCGCGTGCTCGCCGTTATGCGGTGAAGATCTTCATGTCGCATCTACATCACGTGATGTACGTGGATCTCAACGGGGAAGATCCTCCGAAGCCGTTTATTATCGAGCACGGCGATGGTACGCACACGCATACCATCCCTATTCCGCACTTCCCGCTTGCGGACGACCTGGGTGGCAAGCCGCTTAGCGACTTGTACGCTCCGCGTCCGGCACCGGCACCGGCACCGGAAGTGGATGACGAAGACTCCGAGGACGAAGCTTCTGAAGAGTAACCACGGTATACGTGAGTACCATGCCGCGAGCGTGAGACGGCCGGGGTAACACCCGGCCGTCTTTTCTTTTTGGAGGAGAGCAACATGCCGAAGACGCTCATGGAGATTGATTGCGTCCAGTGCAAAGAAACACAGCGTATCACGGTGGTGGCTGAGGATCTTGCGAACTGGCATAATGGCGCACTGATTCATGATGCCATGCCGTACCTGTCGGCGGATGATCGCGAAGTTCTCATCAGTGGGACGTGCGGGTCTTGTTTTGACAAGATGTTTGGCGACGAAGAGGAGATTGAAGATGAGTGAGCAGCATGGCCGCATCGTATTTCCAACGAAGACTAGGAAACTGAAGATCGACTTCGGGCTGGTGCTGGAGTTCAACGTACCCGAGGACGTGAGCGACGAGGAAGCCTGTGGCGCTATCTTCGCCGCAGCAAGCGGCAAGGGAGACCCCCGCGACGGCATCAACCTGAAAGCCGATGTCGCGTACCACGTCGGGTGTCAACTCTCAGCCAATCTGAAGGAGACTGGCTTTCACATTGACGCGACCGGCGGATCGACGATTCACTTGTCGGTCAAGGAGGAGATTGAAGAGTAACCACATGGTCTGCGAGTACCACGATTGAAGCGTGAAAGACGGCCGGGGTAACACCCGGCCGTCTCTTCTTTTTGGAGGAGAGTGATGGATGAGTTGATTGAGGTTGTTTTGGAGCGCATGCGTTCCAGCGGACAAAGCGAGGCTAAAGCGATCGAAGAAGTACTTTCCTCGATACGCTATCAGTACGATGATGAGGAGTGGCCCAGGGTCAGTACGCGGTGGGCTGTCGTGTTGAAGCATATTGCCCGCCGCTGCCGAAACGGCCACAAGACAAAAGAGGAAGCGGGGGATGTTTGATGTAGCATTTCGGGGTGAGTTTGTCCCGAACAACTACCACTCTGTAGTGGCACGTGAGTCAGTGCTGAGTGCTATTTACGAGACTATCCCACGAAGTCCCAGCCTAGCGGAAGTCGTGGTGCCTCGTCTGGTTAAGAAGGCTATCCGTCAGTGGCGTTCTCGTGTGGCGGAGCTAGCGGACGCGGGGTGGCATGCGTTACCAAACAGCTCTCGTGTGCAGTACATGAAAAACTGTCGTCCGTATTTCATGGCTGCTTATCCCGCTACACGTAGCTGTAACCGGGTGGTGATTTGCCCATTTTGCTACGGGCGCTGGGTATCCGAGATGTGGAAACGAATCGAAGACCGGTTTCCCGGTGATTTTTCGCTTCCCGCAGGATACCAACCACCTACCCCGGTCGGTGGTACTGGTGATCCATATGTCCCCAGAGGGCGGGCTATGGTGTTCAATGGCGCCCATGACGAGTCTGTGCGCAGGTATAGCCCGGTGGCTGACAGGACCTATACGCATCACGTGGTGTTCGGGCACATTCGTCGGGAGCACAGAAAAGACGAAGTAACATTGTCAAAAGTGATAAATGACTCGTTTGCTAGCCGCGCCAATGTCGTGCGCGCTTTGGATCCTGTTGGAGCTTTACTTGTTTCATCCGTGACTCCCATGAAACATAAGTGGTGCATTCAGCACCGTGCGATGATTGTAGTACCTGCCGACAAGGAGTTGCCACTAGCTTTCAAGCGAGCGTGCTCTCGATACGTGCGCATCGTGCGTCCGTCCAGGCCAGAGTTGGTACGGGTGGCGTCGTTAACTTGCTCGTATCCTGTGGCTCTGTTGACGGGAGACGTTACTGATACCGTTAGCATCTTGCACGCCCTGGAGGGCAAGAAGATGCGACTGATGTATGGATGTTTTCGCAAGCAGCGTATTTATTGATAGCGCAGCTTGGTTACAACTTTTGTTTTGACGCCCGTGTGAGAGGTAGCTGATCATGGCAGCCATTGATATTTTGACCGCGACCGAACTGTCACTTGTCAGACAACTGGAGCTGTTGCGCCTGTTCATCGTGTTCAAGAAGCTGTTTCCGAATATGCCGTTTGACTCTTTTGTGAAATCAGCGAGCTTCGACGAGAATGGTAGCGCCCTTTATTCAGCAGCGCTGCGTACCAAGAATGTCTGGGGACAGCGCGAGATCGCTGACGAGACCAAGGTAACGCTGCTCAGCTACTACGCGGATATGCTCGACGATAACGTGGAGCTGTCTCTTACCGAGTATCTGACCGAGGTGTTCGAATCAGAGGAGGGCGCCGATCTTGATGCACACGACGAGGCTCCTGCTGCTCTATTGGCGCCAGTAGAAACTCCGGAGGATCCTGGCTACGAGGAGATCTTGGAGCCGATCGAGCAGACCGTTACCCAGTCGGATCTGGATAACGCTCTCGCGTTATTGGCAGAACCTGATCCAGATTCCCCGGTTGGGTCATCGTTGTTACGTCTTGCGCATGCGGAGTTTACACACGAGAATGGGCCGCTTGATTTTGTAGTCGAGATATCGACGGCTGAGAACTATCATTACGTTGACGCGTACCTGCTGTCAGGCGGCGAGGACGTGGTAGCAGAGCATCCTCCGATACGTGATTTGGATTTCGTTGGGCAGAACGGTAGCGACGACTGCACACCGTTGACCATCAAGTATGACGATAAGGACTATTCTCTGACGCTTTCTGCGGCAGTGTTTGATGCGGTTGCACCAGTTTAATGCGGGAGGCACGGATGCCGCGTTCCAAGAAGAAGATTTCCGACGAGTGCGACGGGGTGTTTCGCCAGTGTTTGAAGTGTATGAAAGAGTTTTGCTCTACTAGTTGCGGGAATCGTCTTTGCAAGAGATGCAACGACGATAACGCCCGCGCCAGTAGGCGGGACCAAAACAAATCCGCGCAGTACGCGGACATGGAGTAGTTGTGCCGAAGAGCATCCTTGTGGTCGGAGATCTGATACTTGACCGGCGCGTCGAGTGTACGGTGGGCCGTCTTGCCCCTGAAGCGCCCGTCCTTGTGGGCAGGAGTACCGAAGATGACGCGTATATCGATGAATACACTCCTGGCGGCGCCGGACAGGTGGCCGTGAGTGCTGCTATGTTGGGTGCCAATACAATCCTGGTTGCACCGACGGGCACAGGGAGCTTGGTGGGCGCTGTTGCGCTCAAGGCTCAAAAGCGCATTGATGCCTACGCTAAGCAGCAGGGCCGGGATTTCTGTCTGGAGTACGCCCCAGTCCGTATTAACAGGCAGTTCAGGGTGCCGACCAAGACGCGCTACGTTGAGGCTGCTACCGGGCGGCACCTGTTCCGGTTTGACTGCGAGCGGGAGCTGCCGGAGCAGGTAGAGTTGTTACAGGACGGACTGTTGAACGCGGCGCAGTCTGTCATAGATGATCTGTATGGAGCTGAAGGCAACAGTAAGCCAGGCGTCGATACCGTGATTCTGGTGGACTATGACGGCGGTGCCTTCGCAGATCATGCCGCCACGGCGGAGTTTATCGCCAGAAATAACGAATATCGCATCATCGCAGCGCCAAAGCCCGCGAATGCCAAGGCATTCATTGGGGCGGATTGTGTTGTGATTAATGAGTCTGAGCTGTATCAGCTCTATGGCGATCGGCAGGAGATTTTTCACGCATGCAAACAGATGATGTCTGCCTATAACTGGAAGCAGATTATCTGTACGTGTGGTTCCGCTGGAGTGGCGCACGTCATCAATAAGTTCGGTGAAATCCCTGCTATTGCAGATACGAGAGCTGTGGTTGATGTCTCCGGCGCTGGTGATGTGGTTACTGCGACGTACGCAGTAACTGACGACGTGAACCACGCAAATGTTGCCGCTGGCCTTTTCGTGAGGAAACGTGGGATGGATCCTGTAACTCAAGAAGAGCTAGCTGCGGGTTTGATCGAGGACAAGATCTGTGCGCCAGGCGAAGCTATCCGCAGAGCGGCTGTCCATCGTAATAGGGACGCCAGTATCGCGTTCACGAACGGGCATTTTGACCTGTTGCACAAGGGTCACATGCACCTGCTACGTGAGGCTAGCCGACTGCTGGACAGGCCTTACTTTGTAGTCGCGCTGAATACGGACGCGTCCGCCAAGCGTGGCAAAGGGGACGACCGTCCGTTTCAGTCGCTGGAGCTGCGCGCAAAAACGATTGCGCAGCTTCCGTTCGTCGACGTTGTGACCTGGTTCGACGAAGACACGCCCGAGGCTCTGATCCGAGAGATCCAGCCGGACGCGCTGGTTAAAGGCAGCAGTAATGCTTATGGGGCCATTCCAGGCGCAGAGTTCGTGCGCCAGCATGACGGAGAGGTGTTGCTCGTGGACGAGCTCGACGATTACAGCACTACGTCAACGGTGTCAGGCTTGCTTAACTGATTTGTCTTCGTGGTCAGGGGCACCTTTGTGTGCGTCGTCTCTGACCACATGGACGCTGGGCGGCGCGTCGATACCTAGCCGTACTTTGCCCCGTGAGCAGCTAATGATAGTGACTGTCGTCTTGTTGTCGATCAGAATAGCTTGGTTAGGTCGACGAGTCAGCACAAGTCGTCCCATTGTCTGCTCCTTGGTTAGCCTTTTGTGGGCGTGTCGTTTTACTGGTTGGGCCGAATTGTAGCAAACGCTCCTGTAATGTGGAAGATTTTGATGACTGAAATTTCGTTTTTTAAAGAGCTTTACGAAAAGTCTGCGTTGCGAGATCACTGCGCGCTTCAGTTGGCGCTCAGCTTACAGTCGGCTTTTCCGAATTCACACATTGTCGACAGGTACGATACGGCGCAGGGTCTCAACGGCGCCGGAGAAGAATTTCGGAGTAGCATGGCTGATATCGATTCGCGGATTAATGATGTACCAGTCTGCCGAATTTGCGGCGAGGCTTGGGGAGGCTTTGGCGACGCACTTTCTCAGCCGCCTGCGGAGCTGATACAACACATCACTGAGATGATGAATACGGTTATCAAATCGTTCCCGAAAGGGGAGGGCTGAGCCATCGCAGGTTTCGTTTTTAGTGCTGACTGGCATCTGAGCTACACGACGTGGGTGAAGTATCCAACCATGGTTGGTGATTCCTACCACAGTTTGGCGCAGATTGTTGATTACTGTATCGAGAACGAGCTGCCGTTGATCGCAGGTGGCGACCTTTTCGATAAGCCTGATCCGGATCCCGTGAGCGTCAACGTGATGTGCCGGGAGATGGACAGGATGCAGGAAGACGGACTACCTGTCTACTTCATCCAGGGCCAGCACGAGCGCGTGCGACGTAACCTTGGAGAAGATCATGGGCGACCTGAGTGGATGCGTGTGCATCCGTGGCCCACGCATGTGCATGGGCAGACGTTCGAGATCGACGGCGCAACGTTCTACGGGCTTGATTGGACGCCCAAAGAACACATCGAGGAAGCCTTCGACAACATTCCTGACGAGGCCTCGGTGCTGGTGGCTCACCAGGTTTGGTCGGAGTTCATGGGAGGGTGGATACCCTCTGAGTGTGAGCTCAGCATGCTGTTAGTACGTGCGCCGCAGATTAAGCATGTGTTGACCGGCGATTTCCATGAGCACACGGAGGCGTGTTATCCGGCCGGTCCGGATGTCGATGAGCTCACTATGTACTCCCCCGGCTCGATTAGCATGCGGTCAATCTCCGAGCCGTCCAACAAGTGCTTCTACCATTTCCGCGACGGCGACATTTCGTCCGAGCCAGGCCATTCTATGTCGCATCACAATCTGGAAACTCGACATTTCGATGAGGTCGCTATTGAGCACGAGGATGATCTCCACGAGTTGTCCGTGCTGGTAAACCAGGGCGAGCGTCTGGATTCACTTCCAGCGGTTATCGCGAAGCCGTTGCTCCGAGTGTCGTACTTGGACACTATTCCAGACGTCTACAACCGCATTCGCGCCACGGTCGGCGACCAAGCGTACTTGTTTACGAGCCCGGTATCGGTTGAGCAAGACTCGCCAGAAGTTGAAGATCAAGCACGTCGTGATGTTATTGATCAGGGACTCGCCGGGGCACTAGGTTTGGTGGCGGACCCTGATTCAGCAGAATACCAGACAGCGATGCGGCTACTGTCTAGCTCCGGTATTACGGATCTGCGGGAACTTCTTGTCAAAATGCGTAGGGAACATATGAATGCAGTACCTGCTGCTGAGGAAACCCAAACAGCGTCCGACTGACTCGGATGACGATCATACTCTTGATAATACTGGTATCGTACTTGGTCCCTGGGGAGAAATCAGCTTTGAAACAGGGTCGCTGGTGGCAAGTCTCTCTTACAGAGAGAAGTTTACAACGAGTGAGAAAGTCTATCTGGCGCGTGCATTGAGCGCAGAAGATTTACGGTCAGTGTTAAGTATGGATCGACCGGTAGCCGCGTCTATTCCTATTCGTAATTCTCATGTGTATTACGACGGGTTGTACTATGCACGCGTGACCCTGATCACGGCGGAGAAATTAATCCTGATGATGACTAGCGATTACGATCGCGAGGTGTTTCTCAGAAATTACTGCTATGTGATGTACAATCTGGAGCACACTGTCATGCCAGCAACTGTTGGAGTTGGTGCTCATGGTAAATCGTATGGGAGGGCCATGAACTTGGGAGGTAACAGCGCATGAAATTGCTGAGCCTGGAGGTTCACAACTTTTGTCAGCACAGGCACAAGGAGGTTGAATTTCATAACCGGCTCAACGCCTTTCTTGGGCATAACGGTTCTGGAAAATCAAACCTGTTGGTGTCTGCGCTTGGCGCGTTAACCGGTGACTTCAGTCGTACCAATGGTAAGAAGGTCGAGAACATCTGCCAGTTTGCTGATGACGATGAGCCGTCTTACGTCAAGCTGAAGTTTGAGCACAACGGTACTACAGCCACGGTTCAACGTGGTCTCCGTGGCAAGCAGTCGTATTTTCAGCTTGACCATAGCTACTCCCACGCCGACAAGATTCGCGGCGACAAAGCAGCGAGTGCTGCTGTTGCCGACTTGCTCGGCGTGTCGACGCAGATGCTCAATCAGTACGTCTTTGTGGAACAGGGTGAGATATTTGCTCCCCTGGCCGCAAAGCCTGCAGAGCGTGCGCGGTCATTTCAAAAGCTTTTCGGCGTCTCGCAGGCAGAGAAGTGCTGGGAGGCGGTGGGCTCGTTCTTGATCGAGCAACGCAGATCGCATGTGCTTCTTCCTAACTTGGACCACCTACAGTCCGAGCTAGCGGAGTCTGAGCGTGATCTGGGCAATTGCGACATCATACTGGCAACCCAATTTCCTGGCATTTCCGGTGACTACATTGATGCTGAGGATCCTGACCGGATACGCATTACGTCACACAATCAGTGGACGCGTTATGACGTTGAAGCTGGTGGGAAACACGAGAAACTGCAGGGTTACGAAGTGGAGTTGCTGGGGTTGGCGGAAGTTTGTGCGCGTGCGCGGCAAGATCGTGATAATTACGTCTGTCTTGTGGATGAGGGCAGAAAGACGTGCGAGGAAACAAAAGAGGTATTGGCCGCGCAGACGTCGTTGCGGGCAGAGCACGATAAACGGCAGCGTCTTCAGCAGCGTATAAATACTGCCTGCCTGGAAGAGGAAGCTAACCCTGAGCCGACTCCTCCTGAAGGCTGGGTGCCACTTGATGAGCTGTCTTCCCCTGATGCGCTGTCTGTCATCGACGAACTTAAGATAGAGCAGCGAAAGTGTGATCATCTTCTGGCGTATTTCGCTGACCCGGAGTCCGCGCATCACAAGGCTGAATGCCCTACGTGCGGCACGCACGTGGACGATATCGACGTGGATGCGGATGAGTTACGTACACGCCTCGGTGAAATATCTAATGAGCTAGCCGATTTCGAGAAGAAGATTGACGACGCCACCGAGCATAGGCTGGCGCTGGTGCGTTGGAACGGCTGGAGAAGTTCGTGGGAGAAGGCCACAAACCGGGATCAGGAAGAGTATGGCCAGCTACCTGAGCCAGGCGGCGAACTCCTCGATCATCACAAGATATCCGAGAATATGACTTTCGTCGACGAGTACGATCAGCAGGTTATCCTGGCAGCCAGTTTTACCGGAGAATATGATAAGGCTGTTGGAGTCAGGGGTTACACCCAGCGCATAATGGAAGATCTTCTCATCGAGATCGAGGCAATTACCCGTAAGCGTGATGAGCACGCGCGGATGACGCAAGACGAGGTCCAGGAGGCAGAGGAGCGATGTGCGCATAATCGTAGCCAGCACTACCGACGCATCGAGGCGGCCAACAACGCCGCCATCGCCACCGAGGTTGTGACTCGTCGTCGAAGCCAGTTAACCCAGGCCCAGGAGGCGGCTGCGAGCCTGGCGCATGAGGACGTGTTCTACACACACCTGGAATCCGTGCGTACGCTGCTACACCGGGACAATCTGCCGCGAATCGTCGCGCAGAACTACCTGGAATTGCTGGAGACAGATACCAACGAATTGCTTACCCTATTTGATACCGATTACCAAATTCGCGCTATCGAGGGCATGGGCTTTGAAGTTCTGTTTGAGGATGGGCGAATTCAACCGGCGACGCGTCTGTCGGGCGGTCAAAAGGTCGTGTTGGCGTTGGCGTTCCGGATCGCAGTGAATTCGATGTTTGCAAACGATCTCAGCTTGTTGTGTCTGGATGAGCCGACGGCTTACCTGGACGACGACAATCTTGGTTGCTTGTCGGTTGCGTTGGGCAAGCTACGAGATTTGTCAGGGTCACGTGGTTTGCAGTGTGTACTGATTACGCATGAAAATTCACTAGGCCATCTATTTGATAACGTAGTGCAACTGTAGGGGACTAACTGGTGCATAATCCGCTAGACGTCAGCCTTAAATTGCATTCAGATACGGATGGGATCATATGGTATCTGGATGGGCAAGAGTTGCCGGTGTGTAGTGGTAGTGATCTGCGTGAATTTATGCAGTCACCGCGCATCCAGCAGTCTTCCTTGTTCCATGTCGTGGCGACCCCAGATAACACCGAGTTAATCCTTGAGGTTTATCTGAAGAAGCACCACGACCCCAACTTTCGGTTGTATATATGTACCCCGCTGCTGTGTCATTCAGCATCGGAGCGCGCTGACCCGGAAGTTGTGCTCGTGAGATCTCGGCGTTTCATGCTTGCGTCTAGCCTGGGTGGGTGGCACCAGTTCGGCGCGCATGACTATCCGTCCTACATGTTGGCCGTGCAGGAGCGGCGAGGAGAGGTCTCAGACCAATCTTTGCAAATTTTGCATAATCACCCTGTCTGGCCAGCGCTATCGTTTGCGTCGAGCGAGCAGCATGCGTGTGCTCGTCTCATTGCTGTTATTCGTGATCCGCGCTGGTACATCGATCAGCATCATCCGGAGCGCACAGCTCGATTGGAAGCATACCTCGGATTGACAGTGCACAATGTGCGGATGGCATATTCGGGCGCAGCGCATTCCTATAAGTCGCGTCAGTTTAATCCGCGCTGTCGTATTGTGATGGATTGCTGGCACCGTTGCATGGAGTCGGTGATGCAGTCAGACCCTAGTTTGCAGGCGCCGGGCAATTTCGTGTATCGCGTATGGGCAAAACATGCCACGACCGATCCGATAAAGGGGCAATTACGTGCCGCGCAGACCTTTCTGCGATTTTTGCGGCACACGTGGTTGGACTCGCTGTATCACGGGGGTGACGGTCTTTTTGTCCCCGAGTATTTCTTCAAGTCTGAGTCCGAGATTGGTGCTTTCAAGAAACACATGCTTTCCGAGAAGCACTGACTCGACATTCGTTTGGATGACCGGTAGGATGCTTCGTACCCGCAAGGGGTCGGTGGGATGCAAGAAGTGACGGTGAGAATTCAGTTCAACCAGCCTTGCCCGGGTGATGTCAAACGGGCTGATGGGAAGAACCACATTCTCGCAATGCGGCGCGACCCCGAGGGCAGAGTGCTGTTTCTGCCAACCTGGTGGGCGGGTATCATACGATACGCGGCCAAGGTTTTGAGCCGTCACCAGTCTGCTGTGAAGAGGATTCGATGGGATCCCGTCGTCGACGGTGTCCCTAAAAAATGGCGTCGGTATTTCCCGGCGCCGGAAAATAAGCCGGAGGCGCGTCCCAGATACGCCCTCCATGAGGCGTTTTTATCTGGCGACACCATCGGGGTGAACTGCGTGCTCCCTGATGGGTTGAGTATGGATGACTTGTGGCAGCTGATGGATGTCGCGGGGACGTACAAGGGTATCTCGTCGTTCAAGCCGGACGAGGGCTACGGTACGTTTCGCGTGGAAGAGGTTCGGCCGCGTAGGCGGTCAATAGATCCAACGACTGTGCGTAAGTCACCAGTCGAGTCGACGTAAAATACGTAGATGTAAAAGAGAAAGCCTGCCGTGGGTAAACGGCAGGCTTTCGGTTGTCCCTACATTTTGCCACTGGGAGGACGGTTGTGCAGGCACACGCTTACTGTAAGCGCTATTTGCGAGCCTGGCAAGTCAATTCCACCCCAGTAAGCACAATATGGGGTGGAGTTTAAATGCCGTGACACAAGATGTACTGGTTCGCAAGTACGGCACAATGCTAGAGGTGTCGTACTCCGACGGAAGCGCCGTCGAGGAATCGCACGTTTTTTCGCTGCTACGTCCAGCGATGACGTATACGTACGTACAGTTCCTGTACGGATACGCACAACGTGACGAGGTTACAGGGCAGCGTCATACGACGAAGCAAACGCGTACGAAGTTGTATCGTATCCGTGACAACAAGATCGTTACCTGCTGCGGCTACTTGCAGAAAATTCAGTCGATCTTGGGCGCGGCCGGGTACACCATCGATTTTGTCGACTACACGCCCCCAAGCCCTCGCGTAAACGCGTTCGAGGAAGACTGGGACAACGTACGCAGGAACATCGAGTTCCGTGCACGCCAGGAAGAGTGCTTGCGAGCTATAGTGGAGAACGAATATGGGATCATCGACGCCCCACCGGCGTTCGGTAAATCTCACCTGATGGCGATGGTGGGCCTGCTTTTCCCGAAGGCCAAGATTCATATCGTGACCAGGCGGAAGGATGTCGTTCAGCGTACCGTGCGGGCGTTGAGGCGGTTTCTTCCCAGCGTCGGGCAAGTCGGCGGCGGCAAACGGGAAGAGGCACGTGTTACCGTGTTCACGGCGGACTCGTTACACCACAGCAGCGGTGATTGTGACATCCTGCTGGCGGACGAGGTCCATGAGCTGATGAGCCCGAAACACTCTGCAGCCATCTCTAAGATGTATACGCTGAGCAGAAATTACGGCCTGACAGCTACGCCCGAAGGCCGTGCAGACGGATCTGATGCCAAGCTGGAATACCTGTTCGGACCGAAAATCTTTGAGATGTCGTGGGCTGAAGCTACTGAGCTTGGTCTTGTCGTTCCCATCCAAGTCATCTGGCTGCCGGTTCAGGGTGCATCACCGTGCGCCGGAATGGAGGGAGTGCCTAAAAAGCGTCATGGGATATGGAGAAACGCGAATCGGAATGCGTTAATCGCCTCCGCCGTACGCTCCTACGCTGATGACGACCAAGTGCTGATATTGGTGGAAACCATAGAGCATGCGATCTATCTCTGGCAGGAGCTGCCGGAGTATGAGCTTTGCTACGCCAGCATCGAAGCAGAAGATATCGAGCGCTACCAACGTAACGGAATGCTTCCAGAGGATTACGAGCCTGTCACCCCTGATCGACGAGAAGAGCTTCGAATGGGGTTCGAAGACAAGCTGTATAAGAAAGTGATTGCTACGGATGTGTGGTCGACTGGCGTGAGTTTTGAGCAGTTGGCTGTGCTGGTTAGGGCGGACGCCCGGGGTAGTGAAATCCTTGATACCCAAGCGCCGGGACGTGTGGCGCGTATTCACGAGGAGTCAGGTAAGCAGAAAGGCATAGTAGTCGACTGCATGGATAACTTTGATCGTACGCTCAAGAACAAGAGCCAGAAGCGTTATCGCAACTATGCCAAGAAGGGATGGGTGCAGATTAAGCTTTCGGCGCAGGAGGTAGCAGATGTCTAACACCAATGTCTCATACATGTACAGAGATGCGGATAACTGGAAATCGTACGCCGAAGTAGTCGTCGAAGGAGACGTCAGCTTCGAAGATATCGCTGATTACCTGGATGATGAAGCCTACTTTTGTCCTGCTGATGTAAGCCTGGGTCATCCGGGGGCGGATCAAAGTAATTTCCCGCACCCTGCGGCGGACCATTGTTGGTGTGAACTCGACGTCGAGGATTTTGAAGAGACTGAGGTCGCTCCAACTGAGGGGCTTACATCAGAGAACTTCATCGAGGCTTTCAGGGAAGCGAGTGAGCGTGGTTGGCCCAGCCAGTTCGGAGCGGAATCGTACGTGTAACTATGTCTGACATCGCAGCAGAACTGAACCAGCCCGAGGCGGAGTACCAGTCCGTAGCGCCGCCGGTCTCTAAGCTGGCTGCGTTGATACGCACCTTGTGGGTGCGCGAGTACCGTGCGTGGCAGTTTCAGACAAAGGGGATGCAATCCAATTATGGTAACAGGCCTATTCCTAGTTGGGACGGCGGGGAAACTCCCAGCGGTCGCCGAGTTAAGAAGGCTATTTGGCCTAGCATCGCCAAGCACGTCGTTAGCGGTAAGATGAATCCCTACACTCTGATACCGCTGGTGTTCAGCACGTGGGAAGGTGGTAAGCCACCAATTCCTCCGTGGCTGATGAGTGATAACTTGGGGGCCAAGTACGCACAGCACACTGCTGAGCAGGCGCACCAGCTTCAAGTTGAGCTGAGCGTACAGCGGCAGCTCACCAAGCGCGAGGTGTTTCAGCTGCAGAACGCTGAAGTGGATCCGTTGGATCTTTCGTCCGCGATGTACCGGACGTTGATAAGCACCCAGATGGCACTTACCCCGATGTTCCGGGTGTGCGCTGCTGCTCAGGTGGATTACCCCGAATGGACTACGCATTTTGAAGATGCGGCAACGTGGCAGTATCTGTTTGACAGGGACGCCTACGACACGGCATGGCAGGATTTCATTCCTGTCGTCGTCAAGAATATAGCTGACAATCTTGATGCGGCGCTGCGCGCGTCGTGATGCTACAAAACGGAGTTTGAAATGGACAAGCAAAGACTGGACCCAGGCTACGTGCAGGGTCGCGTTAATCCACGGATGCTGGAATCATTGATGGTGCGGATCTTGACGAATCCAATCCTTTTTCAGGAGGCGGCCAAGCTGCTCAAGCCAGAACACTTCAGTACCCAGGAGCTAGGGTTCGCGGCGATCTGGCGCGCAGCAATTATGCTCCATGAACGTGGTGGTGAATTGTCGTATACATCCATGGTCGATGTGGTCGATAAGTTGATCAACGACGATCCCGAAGGCCTGTCCGGTGAAGAGTACGAAAACATCATGCGCGAGGATCCCAGCGACCCTGGCATGTTGTACTGGACGTTCGAGCGGGTGGTCCCTGGTAAGCTTGATCTGGACACCGGACGACAGCTGCTGCGCCAGTTTATGGAAGAGCGTACGGTGGCGGATGAGTTACGAAAGATATTCACACACATCAGTGGTACTCCATCAAACTTGATGGGGTTGCTTCAGCCAATTTCCGATCAGCTGAATAAGATCGGCAGTGTGTCACATAACCCAGTCAAAGCCGGTATACCGGACGACTGGACACCAAAACCAACGCGATCGTTTACCACGGGGCTCGAATTCCTGGATCGGTACATGGATGGGGGTCACGCGCCGGGAGAAGTGAATGGTGTGATTGCTCCGCTAGGCAGCGGTAAAACCACGTTAGCTATACATCTCTGCGTCGAGGCAATGAAGAGTGAGATGATGATAGCGGCAGAAGAGGGGAGATCACCCCGGCAGGTTTATTTGGTCAGCTATGAGCAGACTGAGGAGTATATCCGCCAGCGTATGCTTTCTTGCGCGGCGAGTATTGCTCTCGACACTGTCAAGAACATGACTGATCCGGAAACCGACCTGAGTCGACGTGGTGACTACAAGCCGTACGAAGAAGAACGATTTGCGAATCGTACGAGAGAAGAACGTATGGCGGACCCGGAGCCCAAGGGCGAGTACGAGCGATACGTGGACGCACGCCCTATGCTCAATAAGTGCATGCGTATTGTGGACTTTTGTCAGCAAGGCGGGCAACCTGGTGATATCGGCTCTGGATTCGTGGAAGAGATTGTGGCAGCGGTGGCCCGTGACGGTCGAGAGACAGATTCAAGACCGGCGTTAGTCGTCGTGGATTACGTGTATGCCGCGTGCATGCGGCGCATCGGGGACAGCCTCGGTGATGTTACTAACCTGCGGCACCTGGTCACCATGTTTCCCGATGAGATCAAGCGTAAGATCGCCGAGAAGTACGATATTCCGGTATGGGTTATGCATCAGTTCTCTGGCGAGGCTAACGAGAAGTCCCCCGCTAAGCTGTTACATCATTCGCAAGCTAGTGAGTCCAAGTCGTTCGCGATGTACTTATCGTTCTGTGTGTGCTTTGGAAATCGTGACCCGGTAAATCACTGTCTGCGGATGCAGGTCACCAAGCGGCGGCGAGCGGGTGACCCGCAGCCACCTATGCTGCTCAGGATAGCTGGTGACATGGTGAAAATTGTGTCGGCAGAGGCTACACACAGAGTGGATAAGCAGACTGGTTCCATTCTGGCAAAGGAAGTTGCGGATCGTTTTCAGGGCACTACCGACGCCCCCGCACAAGGTCAGGTACGGAGTTATCGTCAGTACTCAACAGATGGAACGGACTTTCATGGGATTTGATGATGGACAGCACGGTGAAGCCGTTAAACCCAACTCTCTACGAGAGGTTAACGCGAGAGTTCGGGTTGGTAATGGTTGCCAATCAGGGAGAGGCCTACATTCCCTCGTTGCGCTCCATGAGCATTCGAGAAGGAGAGCGTAACGCACCAGCCGTAGCTTACGGTGAGTACTACCGCGTGTGTTGCCCCTTCTGCAATGACGCGCGGCATCGTCTTTGGGTGAATCATCGATTCGGCGTATACGATGAGGTCCAACGGAGTAAGAATCTGCATCTCGCCATTTGTTACAACGAGGGCTGCATCAGTTCCGCTGCGCGCAGGCACCAGTTCGAGAACATGGTGTATCGCGGAATCAACTGGAGACGTCGGCGGGATACCATGGTGCACGCCGGTGGCGAAGAGGTGCCCATTTCGCTGTCTGCAGTAGACCCTCCCGGGTCAGTGATACGTCTGCGTGATCTGCCGAGCCAGCACGCCGCGATCCTTTATCTGGAGGAGCGTGGTTACGACATCAACGAGCTGGATAGCGTTTTCAATATCTCGTACTGCGAGGTGGCGCGGCCTGAATACCCCACCGCTACCAACCGGATAGTGGCGCCGGTGCATCTGCACGGCGAGCTGGTAGGCTGGCAGTGTAGGTACATCGGGGATGCCAACTGGAACTACACCGGCATACCCAAGTACTACACGCGACCAAAGATGCCCAAGCGACGGATTCTGTACAACTACGATGTTGCGTCACGGCATTACCCCGTTGTGCTGGTCGAGGGTGCTACAGACGTATGGTCAGTTGGTCCGCAGGCCGTGGCTGTTTTTGGGAAGAGTTTGCATGAGATGCAAGCCCGGTTGATGGCGGAAACCTGGTCGGGTGGTGTCGCCGTGATCATGTTCGATGGCGATGCATCTAAAGAGATTGATGCCGTTACCGCGCGGTTATTGCCCGTCATGTCTGGTGGTGTCGTGCCGGTACAACTTCCGGCGGGTAAAGACCCCGCAGATTTTGACCGAGATACCCTTTGGGAAATTATTCACAACTCAGCGCGCGAGCGTGGAGTACAACTTCGAGTAGAGGCAAATGCAACCGACGTTTCCCATGTTGGACGCGGAGTTTCGGCAACTGCTGTTGGCCGACGACGTCGACGGGCTTTTTGACGAATACCCATTGTACGCGTTAAACAGCCCTGGGATGCCGCTCCCTGGTCCTGACTTTATTGCTGCATCGCAGAGTCTCGGAGATCCCGAGCCTGCGTACACAAAAGGACGGGTCAGTGAACGTAGTATCACGAACCCGGGCAAATACCTGAAATACCTGTACTGGCGGGCGCTGTATGACAGTCAGTTCGCGCTGACGGTGTCGCACAAGGGTCAGCAGCACGTTGTTGATTTTGTAGTGGGGCATCCATGGGGGCAGGAGGCGAGCGGGCCGGTGGCGCTCTCAGAGCACTACCCGAAGGTGATGGTTATCGGTAAGCAGCCGAGCGTTAATGCAATCAGCTGGCCCACGGGCAGGCGTAACTTCGTTGGCCCCATCAGTGAGCCGCTCTACAAGGCTGTTGGTGAAGCAGGAATACCTGAATCAGAAGCTTCCGAGTGGTACATGACTAACGTGGTACGCCATGTCAGTCCGCGGGCCAGCAGCGGGGCACTGCCTGCTGCGTGGGTTAAAAACTGTGAGATCATTCTGCAGCAGGAGCTGCGACTGACACGTCCAGATTACATCCTGTGTCTTGGCAGCGAAGCGAGTAAGTGCCTGCTTGGGCGCGGGTACGGCGTCGAGGCCATGAAGGGGCGGGTGATGGACTATGAGTTCCCAACCCACGAGCTGGGCGCAACACCGGAACACCACACTGCGCGTGTCATGACCGCGGTACACCCTGCTGCCGTGCATCACACTCCTGAAAGGTACGATGAACTGCTGGGCACGATCAGGCAATTTTACTCACTGGCGCACGGGCAGCCGATTGGTTTCGCCGAAGATGATATCGAGCATCACGTTGTGTACAAGGAGCGCGAGCTAGCTCGTCTCGTGGATGAAGCGTTAGCTGACCCGAGTGGTGACGTGATCGCGGTCGATGCCGAGTGGCATGGTGATTACCCGTGGGAGCCCAACTCCTACTTGCGTACCGTTCAGTGGTCACACCGGTCAAAGTTTGCCGTGTGTGTCGTGCTGAATCATGCAGGCGGGGAATCAGCCTTTGTGCCGTCAATTGATGCCGCGGCACGTCAGCTCAGCCGCTTGTTTGCTCGACCTGGCGTGAAGGTCGGTGGTCATTTCTTCAGGTCGGATCTCCCATGGCTCAGACACAAGCTGGGGCTGGATCTACGTGAGCAATATGCTGATGGCTTTGACACATCGTTGATGTGCCACGCACTACACGAGACAACCAGGTTCAAACTGGAAGAGCAGGCTGTTCGACGTACTGGGTGTCCTCGGTACGACACGGAGCTGGAGCAGTGGAAGACTGATTACTGTAAACAGAATGGGATAACCGCCAAGGACATGGAGGGATACGGTGAGTGTCCTGCAGAGGTTTTGCATCCGTACGCTAACTACGACGCAGACGTCACCAGGCGCCTGTACTCCGTCTTCGACGAGGAGCTGAACTCTGATGAGTTCGGTAATGACTGCAGAGATGCTTATGCCACTAGTCACAAGGCATCGCTGGCTTTCCTTGAGATGGAGCAAAGTGGGCTGCTCGTAGACATGGAACGGGCAGAGCACTTGATCAGGTTGTTCAGTGAAGCAAAATCTCGTGAAGTGGAGTCGTTGCGGGCAGAGCTTGGGTGGGCTGAGTTCAATCCTGCGTCATCGCATCATTGTCGCGCTGTCCTGTTCGGAGATCGGCACGCGTTCAAGATGTTACCCGACGGCACGCAGCAGTTGATGCGCCCTGACGGCGTTGTGACGCTCAATCTGCAGCCCATCACTAGCACGGGCGCACGTCCACAGAGCTGGGACGACATTTGTACCCGGAACGAGGAGCACCTGCACACCCCATCAACCAACCGTGAGACCTTGGGTATCCTGGGCCAGCAGCATCCGATTGCTGCGCAGATCCGGGACATTCGGTTCTTGGACCAGGTATTGAAAACCACCTTGCGACATTCCGTGGTGGACGAGCAAGGTTTGCCCGAGCTCGACGATGATGGGGACAAGATTTACAAGCAGGGTCTTCTGTCCCACGTCAGCAGCGACGGGCGTATCCACACGCACCTGATGCAGATCTTGGAGACTGGGCGAGCGTCTTCGGCACGCCCCAATCTTCAGAACATAAGCAAACGGCGTGAAGACGATTACCGCCGCATCATAGGTGAGCGGTACGAGTATCCAATCCGGAGTATCTTTGCGGCCAGTCCTGGTCACTTGCTGGTGGAGGCTGATTATACGGGAGCCGAACTGGCTGCGATCATGTGGTTGGCTGATGACCCCACTGGCATCGAACATGTACGCAGGAACATGCTTCCTGAGGTCCATGACGACCACTATGACATCCATTCCCAGGCAGCAGTCCGTGCGTTTCGCCTGGACTGCCTGCCAACCAAGAGCGGACTCAAGGATGCTGGGGTTTCCGGTATGCGGGTTGCGGCGAAGAACGTGAACTTCGGGATACCATACGGACGTGGCGCAGCTGCAATCGCGCGGCAGTGTCGTGAAGAGGGCGTGGATATCGTCGAATCTGAAGCGCAGCTACTGATCAACAATTACTTTGAGACATATCCCGGCGTCGAAGGATTCTTATCCAAATGCCGCGAGCGTGCCACGGATCAGAGGTGGTTGCGTAATGCCTTTGGGCGGTACAGGCGCTTCTATGAGATTTCTCCGGATCTCCGTTCCAAGGTCGGCGAGGCAGAACGGCAGGCGCAGAACTTCCCGATTCAGTCCCTTGTGGCTGACGCAATGAGTCTTGCGCTGCACAATCTCTACGAGTATCGCAAGCACCATGATGTTGATTACCGGATCGTGTTGCAGATTCATGATGCCGTCCTTCTTGAAGTGCCGTATCGGCACATGCAGGAAGTGTGTGAAGTCGTATTGCCCAAGTGCATGACCGAAGATGTCCCGGTATATCCGAATGACATCGATGGCACGCTTTGGCAGGAAGGGCAACCAGGTCCGTACTACCTATCCACTGATGTAGATGTATGTCGTTACTGGGGTCAGACCCTGAGTCCGGCCGAGGTGGCGCAGTTCATAGAGGAGGAAGAGTGATGGCTACTAGCAAAGCTCCATCACTGCCGGAGGATCCAACCCGCGACGACCGGATATTGCTCTATGGAGAGCGCGCAGACGGCAACTGCGACATATTCACCGGTGAGCCGCGTGATGTGCCTGATAACGCTGAGGACCGTATGCGCAAGGCGCATCAACTCAGAAAGGTGAAGAGAAAAGCATCTTGATTTGTTTGCACTGTGTTGTTGAATTCAGCTCATACCTGAACTATAATGGGTTCTTCAGCAATGTAAGCAAGAAATCGTTTTTTCGGAAAATTGAAAAAGGAAGCGACCATGACGCACGCGGCACGACCATCTACTGGAGGCGGGGCCTTCAAGTTCAAACAGCATGGAAAGAGTAAAAAGCAGGGACGACAGGGCGATTACGTTTTCAATCCCCGCTACCGCAATTCAGTGGAAGGGTGGGTTCCCAGCTGGAATCACACCACAACGGTATTCAGACCGTATCCCGTTGTGGCCCAGGAAGATGAGGGGCAGCTAACGGAATACCGTTACTCGTCAGCCCCTGATGATTTTGGGGACTGGATTCGCGGGTATCCGGCAGTACGCAACTTCGGCAGCAAGGGTTTGACCTATTTGCTGTACGACCCTCGTGACGAGACCTATGACCCGGCAACCAATCCGGCATGGGTGTTGTTCCGTGCAATCAAGGGCGCACGTGATGCTGGTCAGGCTGACGCATCATGGGCTCCGCTTCTTGAGGGGGGATCCGGACGTGGTGCAGAATTGCGTGCTCCGTCTGATCTGTACCTCATGCAGGGTGCCTTGCTGGAGCATCGTGGGAAGACCTACAGTCCTCCGCGCGGGGGAGCTCAGAATGACGATCTCGTCGTGCTTGAGATGGGGCCATCGTGCTACGACAGGTTGTCCACCCTGCTGAATACCAGGGTAGATGGGGCTACTGACGACGGCACTTGGGATGAGATGTTCACCCATGGTGACCCGACCTCGCTTGAAGAGGGAAAGGGTAAGTTCATCAGCTTCTACCAAGCTGGCGGCGCTGCCGATCCTTCGATGCAGTCTCAGAGTGGTTCTTTCGGTGAAAGTCGTACCACCGGTGAGCGTGAAAACCGTATCTTTGGATTTGGTTGCACTATCTATGACGCATGGAACAGCGTCCCTGCTGACCTGTCCGGAGTAGCTGACATGGTCCGTGGCAAGGTCATGGCCTGGGATGAGTTGATCAACATCATGCCTGATGAAGATCAGGCTGCGTTGCTCTGCGACTCGTTTGCGCCGGATGTCATCGAATACGGTTTTCGTGATTTCCCGGAATGGATCACAGATCGTGTTCGGGCCAAGCTGGCAGCTTCTGTTAGTTTCACGCAGTCGGGTACCACTTACCAGCAGCCTACGTCGGATTCCGTTGCAGCAGCCTCAACCGCTGATGAGGCGTTTGGTGCGCCAGCCGCTGCCGCTCCGGCTACTACTGACGCTAGCACGGAAACTACTGCTGGTGGGTTTGGCTCTGTGCGCGGTGCCACCGGTGCGGCCACCGGTGCGGCCACCGGTTTGGCCGCCGAGACGCAGGATCCAATTGTACCCACGGGAAGCATCCCAGAGGACGCCGCGATTCGGCCGGGGCGTTCTCAGGCGGTGATGGATGCCGCTAGGGAAGCAGTGCGCGAACAGCAGTCCGAGTAACTATTTTGCTCGGGCCGCGGGGATGACGTGAGCCTCCAACACTGAATCCCAGCGCAATCCGATACGAGTACCGCACGGATCGCGGTACTCGTATCATTTCTTTTTTCACAGCGTATCATGGGCGCGTCCTATTGGCGCCAATAGAGATAGGAGAACCAGATGGCGACGATAACACTAGAGATTGAAGTTCCCGATGAGCAGGTTGATCGTGTTTACACCGCGTTTTGCCACTGCCACGGATGGGAAGCCACCATTATGGAGGTCGACGAGGCGACGGGCGAAGAGTCTGAGGTTCCCAATCCGCAGCCGCAGACGGAGCATTTTAGGGAAACCATAGTGAAGATCCTCCGTGCCGCCGTCATTGACCACGAAGTTCGAGAAGCCGTGAATGACGCACGGATCACAGCCATGGCCGAGGCGCAGAACGTTGACATTAACTGAGGATATCATGGGCAGAAAGAAATCTGTTACGCCATCGGAGACCCATAAAACGGCAGAAGATGGAATGTTGGCCGCGATGTGCGACTCGCTCAAGGTTGAGCTGGGTGGTGACAGGATTCGCAGCCAGGAGGAAATCGTTAGACGTCTCGTGGGTCTTCCCATGCCGGGGCTGGCGTTCCGGTACCTGATTCAGCAGGACGTGTTCCCGCTGGGTCGGATTACTACGATTAACGGACTACAGGAGAGCTGCAAGTCTTCGCTCATGTTCGAGATCATGCGTTGGCACCTCGTTTATGGCGGGCTGGCGATGTTGGTTGAGAACGAGACCAAAGACTCACCTGACATTCGGGAGGGTCTTTGGGATCACAATAATGACTTTCTCAACAGGAAGTTCCGGGCAGTACAGACTCAGAATGTCGAGGAGTGGCAGCAGGTGCTGACCTACTCCATCGATGCTGCGAAGAAGTACTGCAATAAGTCTGGCGGTCCCGGGCGCGCTATTCCCTGTGTTTTCGGTGTTGATTCTCTCAGTGCCAAGGCATCACAGGAAGACTTCGTCAAAATCAACAAGGTAGGGCATGCGGAACGCGGGTACTCCAATGTCGCACTGCACACGACGAAGTACTTGCAGGCACTCCCGACCTACTTGATTGACTGGCCGTTTACCGTGATCGGTATCCAGCACCTCAAGAAGACGAACGATCCACGTACCGGAGCTGTTATCCGTAACAAGCCGGGTGGCAAGGCTATTGCCTTCATGGAAACGTTCGAATTCGAAATGGTGCGCGTCCGTGATATCCAGAAGATCGATGAGGGCGGCGTCAACCTTCGGATTCAAACGAGGAAGAACTCTTTGGGCCCAGGTCGCATTACGATCGACGTGGTGTTCCGTTGGTGGTGGGAAGATGATCCTGCCACGGGTTTGCGTATCCAGAAGCATCTCTTCGACTGGGATGACGCGTCCATGGCGTTGCTGGTGCAGCAAGCCAAGGACAAGAAGACGGTGTGGAAGCGCATCAACGAGGTCGTCGACCTGCACCCGCAGCTCAGTAAGCGGCGTGTGTGGTCCCGCGAGCTCGGCATCTCGGAAGAGTCACCGGCTTCGTTTGCCGATGCCTACAGGATTATCGAGTATGATCGTCCGGATATCCTCCTGGAGCTTTATAAGATCCTGGGAATTCGACAACGCCGCGCGTTTAAGTTTGGGCAGGATTACGTGAACATGGTCGATAACCCAGGTCCAGCAGGTGGGCCACCTGACCCAACCATGTATGGTAAGTCTGTCAATACGTCAGCAGATATTGCTGATACCATTGGTACGCTGCTTCCACCAGAAACTACTGAGGAAGCTGCTTTTGATCCCAGCGACGCTGAGGATTTGGCGGATATTTGATGGTAGGGTGGGATGATGTAGTCGAGGAGCCTGCAGGCAACTGGACCAAGCAGTCAATGGAAGACGGCATGGTCAAGAAGGTCATGCAGAAAACCGGATTGATCTACAACCTTGAGAACCTGCGCCAACGTTGCCAGGAGGCGACGGGGCGCAGGGACCTCAACTTTGAGTGGTTTCATGACGAGTACCCCAGCTTTCCCGTCAGGTTGACAGCCAGAAAAGCCTATTGGTTGCGGGACATGTTGGTTGAGGACATATACAAATCGTTCACCCGGACCACGGCGTTCCGTGCGTATGAGTCCGCCTGCGAAGAACTAGACGTTGATCCACGATCGGAAGCGTTCGGGGTTATTTTCAGGTGGCCCGGGATAGCTACCATGGTGCTACACAACTACATGATTGACGAAGAGTTGATCGACATAGGCACATCGTGGACTAGAATTACCCGTACGATCGGTAACGTCAGTCCGCGGGTTACATACGCGTACGACGAGTTGGATTTTTTGCTTCATGCCATCAGTAACGAGTGGGAGCAGCACGGATAGCCTTAGTCTGTACGTGAAGCCCCGTAAAAAGTCGTTCTCGTGCCCAATCAAACTGGAGCGGGAATTGCGTGAGACGGATGAGGGTACTGTCATTTACCCCCCATCCTCTGCTGATGAGCTAATGCTGAAGTCAAACGGGACGACTAGGGTGCACGGTAACCGGTACACCGTTCCGGCGTTCAACTCCGTGGCGCAGGCGGTGGCACCAGGCTTGTCGCTGCTGGTGCCCAATATTGCCGGTATCAACCGTAGGCCGCGTAGTTCTAGGGAGGCGTTCTCGCAGAAAGAGGCCATCCGTATTTTCAACGCGATTGTGGACCTACGTTTCGATGATGACCTGTCCTTGTGTCAGATTGTCGTCAATGAACGGGATGGGCACATAGAGGGATTGCTAGGGCCCAAGACGCAGTATCTTGAAAATCTGACTCTCTTTCAGATGATACAGGACATGCTGGGTGACACTGTCGATACGGAATTTTGTGAAGGCCTGGTAGCTGGCAGGCACTTGATGCTGCGTTACACGCACACAGAGGAACTAATCACGATAGACGGCGAGGAGCCTGATGCCTTCTATTACGGTTACCATTTTGCGAACAGTGAATCTGGCGACGCCAGCGTACGCGCTGCGCCGTTGATCTACCGCGCGCTTGACGGGACTGGTTCTCTGATCCACCTTAAGGAGGCGGGGAGACAGTTTCACACGGGTAAGGATTTTGCCGCCAAGCTGTCCCATCTGGTTTCGTCGGTACTGCTGACAGATACCGACAGCGCGCGTCTACGTGCATCCTTGGTAGCCATGTCAAAGCGCACCCTGGACCTTGATCCCGAGACGCCTGGTGCTTTAAAGAGACAAATGGAATCACTGGCGCAATCCCTGCGATACGATACCAAGGCCGTAACCAACGCCATGGCACGAAATATTGTTAAGCACTCTGTGTACGTGGGTAGTTACGGCGCGGAGCCTGACACCGATGTGGAATACCTTACGCACCGTAATAGCGTCATACGGGAGCGTACCCAGTTTGATGTGTACAACGCTATAACCCGTGAAGCACAACGTTTATCCATCCCGGTGCGGGAGGGAGTTGAGCGCACGGCACACGACTATATGGTTCGAACAGGAGTGGAGTAATGGCAAAGAACGAGAACCCACTGGCTAAGTACGAGAAGACGACCGAGGCAGTCGAGCAGCTCAGTGCGGAGGCCCAGGAGCTGTATCACGCGAAGATTGACGCTATCCGTTCGATGAACGAAGATTTGCGTCAGCAGTACGACGAGATGTTGGATACCGCCGAGGTGCAGTTCAAGGAAACCCTTGATTTCTACTACGCGCTTGGCAACAAGTTGTCGAGTATTGAGACGTCTAACGAAGAAACGTACGGACCTGCGCCTATCGATAAATTGGTGGCTGCTTGGTCAATTGGTGAGAGCCTTATCTACAAGTGCCTGGATTTCGCTCAGCAGTACACACAGTCAGAGTTCGACGCGCTACGAGAAATCGGCATTTCATGGACGCACACCACCACTCTCCTAGCGATACACGATAAGACCGTACGCGAGGAGTTACAGCAGCGAGTTGGCCAGGAAAACCTTTCAACTCGTGAGCTGGGTAAGCTGGTCAAAGATATGAATACAGCTAACCAGCGACCGGCAAACTCTCCCGGCCGCGCTTACCAGCAGCCGCGTACTATCGCAGCCGGGCTAGATCAGATGACAACCGTTTGCGAGAAGTGGGAGAGGCAGAACGCGTCGGTGTGGGCCGGGGAAGATGACTCCGTCCTGGCATCGCTGGAGGCCATGCCCACAGAGGAATACGGTGATCAAATTGCTGAAAAGCTGGATCAGGTAATTATCACAATGGAAAGACTGGCTGCTTTGGCTACGGCAAACGCCAGTCGAGGCAACCGTATTCGAGAAACAGTTAACGCGGCTCTTGACCCGCAGGCAGATGATGAGGAAGATAATTCAACAGAGACAACAGAGACAACTGATGAGATGCAGGAGGCAACAAGCGTAGCGCGGCGCGCACTACGACGAGCCCGTCGAAATCAGTAACCAGTTGATTGGCGGGTACCAAAGATGTTGCGTCTAGCCTTACTTCTGGTCAGTAACACGCCACAGGTGCGTAACCAAGGTTGTAGCTTGTAACAAGATGACTGTGTTTATTTCGTGACAAGGATGAGGATATAGTGGCATGGCTTTTGGCGAGATCACAAAGCTTACTGACCGCGGTTTTGGTTTCATTAAATCAGACCAGGCCAGTAAAGAGATTTTCTTTCACGTATCAGCTTTACAGGGCGTGAGTTTCGATGACCTGTATGAAGGTCAGCGCGTTTCCTTCAGCGAGGGCCAAGGAGATAAGGGGCCCCGCGCAGAGGATGTGACAGCAATGGCTGAATGAGCTATGCCAAGCTGCACTGTAGCCGTACTCCTGTACGCTGACGAGTATCACGTTTTGCATCGTCGGTGCTTGGAGTCTATCCGTGACCAACTCCCTGCTGGTGAGTACGAGCTGCGCGTCGGCATAAACGACGTTTCAGCGGAATCGGTGACGCGGGAGCTTATCCGAGGACTCCAAGTCAAAGGAGTCCTGGAGGAGCGCAACATATACAGCTCCCCAGATAACATCCGAAAGTATCCCATGATGCGTCGGATGTTTCACGACGCGTCGAACCCCATCACGACCCCATTCGTGATGTGGTTCGACGATGACTCGTACTTGAAGCCCACGTTCGACTCCCAGAACTGGGCGCAGATCCATGACATGATGGATTCGGCGTCCATGATCGGGTCGACTTATTCGATTGGGCTTGAAGGCAACCAGAAGCAGTGGATAGAGGATCAGTCCTGGTACACCGGTAAGCCGACGGCTAAGAAGATATCGTTTGTTACCGGTGGTTGGTGGTGTTTGGCATTGGATGTGATCAACCGTTTCGATTGGCCAGTACAGGCTATCGATCACTGTGGCGGAGATATGATGCTCAGTGCGTTGATGTACCAACAGGGCCTCAGCGTGCAACGGTACAGTGCTGACGTAGCAATTAATGCAGACGGCACAGGTCGTGAGAGCCGCGCCCCCCGCAGGGGAGTGGATCAAAAGCGAATAGGTGTCGACTACGAGCCTGGTGTGACGAAGCAAATTTACGATGCAATTACCACGGGGTACGCCTCATCGGCGGTCCTGGCATCAAATGCATACACACCAGAAAAGGCGAGGTTGGAGGAGATCAATGATCTTCTACTGAATCTCGTGAAAAGTATGTCCGATGACTTGAAAACCTTTGGGCAGCTAAGGAAGATGGCACAGACAGCAAGCAATGAAGCAAAGTCACGAGCTACTCTCTTGGAAGCGTGGGCGCAGGGTGATATGGAGACTCTTGTAAATATAAGCAGAGAGTTTTCCATTCCGCTTGTGTCCGCTCAAGGCGAGAAAATTGTGACGACATGGATCGAGCAAATAAAGCCTTTGGTCGATGAAGCAGTGGAGATCTGCGAAAACAGCAAGCAGTGAACGGAGTGAGCAATGCGCATAAGGCAACTTAATCTGTTTGAGCAAACGCACGGCGAGGCGCGAGACGCAGCATTGAATTTACTGGAAGAGAAGAGAGCAGAATTGATTTCCTGTGCAACGCAGATAGCGCAGGAGATCGCCCAACAGCTGGGTGTGGTGACCAGTCCAGCAGTGCTGGATAGGTTGCAGAAGGAGCACCCTGAAGCTGTTGCTGGCGTAGATCGCCGGTTCATGGGCGCGGTTTTTCGGCGCAATCGTGGTTGGACCCGAGTGGGATGGGCTGCCCAGGGCAGCCATGCACGTCCTGTGAGTGTTTGGAAACTTACTGACGAATAATCTGCAGCTGTGCGTAGTGTCAGAGTGACATTGAATTTTTTTTTCAGGCAAACAAGGAACTTGTTCTTATGGCGACCATTCCTCAACTTTGTGGCACATTGATGCAACAGTGCGTGTGCCTTGACGAGCAACTGAATACCGTTGGTTTTCAACTGGCAGTTTCTCCGCAGACGACTACAACGGCAACCGGGTCGTCCGGGTCGTCCGGTATCAAGAAGATGGCCCGCAAAACAAAAACGGGCGCGTCGAACCAGGCCAAGAGTGTTGCTGGCTATTGGTCAGCAATTAAGGCGCATCAATCAGAAACTAGCTGCACCCTGCCCGAAGCCCGGGCGTGGTACAAGACAGTCAGTAGTTGCACGAACTAACGATCCCGTCCTGAAGGGTGAGCACCTGGCGCCCCGTGACCTGACCTAGGAGGTCACATTTAGGCGTTTAAAATTTAGAGAGTAGTCATGTGACACTCTTCGACGGGATTGAAGAGCGGGGGCAGGGTCTGTTTCTCAGGCCTTGCCCCTGTTTTATTGCCCATGCCTGATTTCAAAACATATTCTATTAAGCGTGTGATCAAGCTGCGTAACAGGCTTAGAAATGAAACGGCTATACCCTACTACGCATGCACGGTGGAGGGTGACGATTTCAATCAGTTTGTCCGCGCTTTTCATCGTGCGCTCCCGTCCGGCATTCCGCTGGATACTATGTACGAATCCATGCGTTATTTGGCTGGCGTTGAGTTGTCAGCAGAGCGCATAAATGATCTCTCGTGGAGGTTGGCCGGTAACACCGACCGGCTTAAGGAGGGGACACCAGTACGGCCCTGGACTACACAACACAGTGATGAATGGATTCCGCTACAAATACTGAGAGCAATTCCGCGTAGGAGCACCGGCGAGCGCTTCGGTTGCATGTTTTGTTTTCAGGTATTGGCCGGTACCTCCTGTCCATTACAGGTGTACCGTTTCTGGGGAAATGATGCGTGCTACGCTATTTCGCAGCACATCGGATTCACGCCTCACTGGCGTAGCTATCCGTATACGCACCCGATGCATCTGGTTGGCATGAGGTTCTACGCGTTGGTGGAGCCCAATATGTGCCGGGAACATCCTGGGTTTTTCCGTGTTGAGAGCTCCCCCTCTTTTGAGGCGCATAACAAAGCTATCCTCAAGCACCGGGTGAAGCAGCCGCACGCTGCGCACTGTCCTCGTGGATTCGAACACGAGTGCCACAAGTGCATAATTGGTTATACGAGCTGTCCCGGCGGCACTCACAAAGAGGATTACGTGGAGGGGGTATGCCCTAATTGTGGGCCAGACCAGTGGTTTGATCCTGAGGCTGGTTCTGACTTATGTGTTGCGTGCGCGCATTCGCACACATAGAATTACTGGTAGGTAAAACCACAGCACGGAGCACACAATGGGCATGCAGATGCGCCCCCAGGGCGGCGACCCCAGGTTCTACGCGCCAAACCGCGATATTGCGTATTGTTTCACGCATATAGTGCGCGTAGCACTGGCCGCGTTGGATGACGAAGAGAAGCGCCCGCCCTGGATAGCGGATTACATGGAGTACACCGGAACCACGCAAGACGACCTTTGCGCAGCAGCCAAGGCGATGGCAGACGGTATTGCACACTTCGTGGATGCTGATAAGCCGCCTGAGACACCGCATGAGTCGCTTGATCAGTCCGGTTTTCTCGACTCACCACCAGCCGCGCAGCTGATTCTCAGCGCCCGTATTGGGCAGGTGCTCACCGGCTTGTTTTTTACCGCGGTTCGCGACATTACCCCTGCAGGAAGCAGGTCACCGGTCAGTGATGACATGGCAACGATGGTAGCTGAAGCAGCGAGACTCACAGATGACATTGAATCAACAAAAGCTGACAGGGCTGCTGGAAGCAGCTAAGCGGGCAGTTGTTCGGAGCAGGCACAGGGCAGAGCTTAGTCCTCAGGAAGAGGTAATCCGAATGGTGTTAGGTACATGGTTTGCCGATTTCAACGATGCTGTCGGCAATTTCCCAGACAACTACATAGTTTTCGACCTGGAAACCACCGGGACTGTCTTCGGTAACAAGGCGCACGTGAAAGGGTACCACGACTTGATCACGCAAATTGGGCATTGCGTTGTCAAGGATCGCAAGCGAGTTGCCAATGACGGGCTCATACTTAATTGGTACGACCCCCAGTACGAAGACCTACACGAGTACCCGGACGTCATGACCGAAAACTGGCTGTCGGATAGCCTGGATCGGTTGGTGCAAATTTTCGAAGACAAGGGTCGCACCTATCAGGTTCCCGTCGAGCGTATGCGGGCGGAGGGCGGTGATCCACTGCATGTCCTCGACTTCTACTACAAGCTGTTCATGGATGCACGAGCTGAGGCTTTCTTCTTCGTTGGGCACAACGCCCACAGTTTCGACGGGAAGTTTCTCAGGTACCATTTCCAGCAGTACCTGAACAAGGATTTCAAGTTCGGCGCCAACGAGCTCCTGGATACCGGAATGGTTGAGAAGGCATCGCAGATGCCCGGCAGCAACCTGCCCTGGCCCGGAGACACGATCAAGGAATGGTCAGAGCGCATATACAACGTACCCATGCGAGTGAAGTGGAACCTTGATCAGCACTGTGCTGACAAATACAAGCTCATGGAGCGGTTCGAGCTTGAAGGTGAAGCCCACGATGCTGGGTTCGACTGCCTGTTGACTCATCACCTCTTTGAGACTTATCGAGAAATAGCGGCGGAGGAAGCTGGTAATGGCGAGTGAGCGGCCGGATCCGCAGTACCGTTCGATTCGGCCGCGTCTTCTCAAGATGCTTCCGACCACTAAACGCGTATGTCTCAAGTGTAATAAGGAGTTTACATCTCTCGGAAAGATTAATCGTTTGTGCCCTACTTGTAACACTGACAACATCCAGCGGTCAAAGCGTGCTGGCGATGATCCGGTTACTGGGAATCCGTACTCTGATAGCTAAAAAAAGGAGCCATACATGACCACTGTACTTGGAGTGGATCCAGGTAAGTCGGGTGCGCTGGCTCTAGTGGGCAGCCTAGGCGCGATCGACGTATTCAAGTTGGATAACACGGAGCGAGATATTTGGGATTGCTTGAAGGAATGGCGTGAAAAAATTGACTGCGCCTACATTGAACGCGTATCTGCTATGCCTCGACAGGGCGTTTCATCCACCTTTAAGTTTGGTACCAGTTACGGGTTTTTGCGTGGAATGTTGGTAGCGTCGGAGATCCCGTTTGAAGCGGTGACACCCGCCAAGTGGCAGCGCACCCTGGGTTGCCTGACAAAGGGCGACAAAAACGTGACCAAGTCAAAAGCGCAGGAACTGTTTCCTAATATCAAGATCACGCATGCCGTAGCTGACGCTCTTTTGATAGCCGAATACGGAGTACGGGATTATAAAGATGCAGGTACACAACAGTAATTCCAACATAACGTCGGACGGTTTACCTCGCTGCGAGACCGTATATGGTTTTGCGGGTGCTGGTTTTCCTGGCCTACTCCACAGGTGCGAGAATTCCGCTACCGCGTGGGAGACGCTCCTGCGCGAGAAAGTGAGCCCAGAGGCTTGGGCGCATCAATCCGTTAATCGGCGCGTGTGTGATACCTGCCTCGAACGGCATAGTGATGCCAAGAGGCGACGCAAACGCGGCGATGAGTTGACGGATGATGAATAAACTGGGGCCCAGCGGATCATATTTGGTAGCGGCAATTGTAGCGCTGGGTATTTTTTCACTGCTGGCCGACTACTTCGGCTGGTTAAAGGGAGATGACTGATGAGCGACGACGCGCAACCATCGGAAGATGATGCCCTGGGCGCGGCTGCAGAAAAGGCCCGCGTGCTGGCAACTTCCAGTGAAGAGGTCCAGCAGATCATGGTGGTCATGCTGGATTCATGGAGGTTGTACTTCATGGCGCATGCGGCTCTGCTTCCGTGCGTGCAGGAGTTCGCTGAGGACGTAGAAGAGCAGGAGACCATCCGTCGAATCGTTGTTGAGTCCATGCGTGACCAGGCTACAAAGGGATACACGACCGAAGAACTGGTTGAGGCGCTCAGTGGGCGTGCCGTGGCTTTTGTTGAAGCGCACGCTGCTACTGGTGACGAAGCAGGCATTGAAGATGAGTAGCGTTGGCGAATATAAAACCGTTGGTGATGTTATTAGCGATTTAAATGTAATGATTGTTGAAGCACCCATTCCTAACAGTGTCAGTTGTAAATTGGCTTATATTGTTAGTGAACTTGAAGCGGAGATTGAAGATGAGTGAGGACGAGAATGTTCATTCCACCAAACCCGAATAATTATTCGGAAGAGAGCGCGTTGGACCGACAGATCATGTGGGAAGACTACGAAGACCACTTGGACCGGTTCCGTGAAGCACCAACAGAGAAGAAGGAAGACACCGATGAAGACATTGCGCAAGGGAAGTGATTTCAAGCGGGTCAAGAACAAGACCCAGGACGATGATGTGGTTATCAAGCGCTTTCTCAACAAAGGCTGGAGCTACTGTGACAAGACTTCGTGGAAGCGCGAGTGTCGCGACAAGAAGTGATGAGTAGGAGCTACGAAATTCCCTGTTCCTGGGAAGTGTACGGAATCGTCGAGGTTGAGGCGGATAACCTGGACGAGGCTGTGACCAAAGTCGAAGCAGACGATTTTCCGTTACCACACGAAGCAAGTTACGTGGATGGTTCTTTAGAGGTCGATCGCGAGATCGCAGAAGAGTTGAACAAGGAGTGATGATGAACAGCTTTTATATTGGTTGGACGAGCGATGCGTATCGCACAGACCTGCTGCCGGAGCCCGAGGCTCCTTCCAATTACAAGGACCCCGCTAAGATTGCCGCCGCAGTGGCTGCGAAGAAGGAGAAGCAGGAAGCTGATGCTCGCTTCTCGCCGTTCTACGGAAAGCTATCCTCGATCTGCATGCTATCGCCAGCTGGTGACGTATTGTTGCAGCACAACGACGGTGAGCAGGATATGGATACAGGAACCATGTTTACGGATTTCCTGATCAACATGTTCAAGTTTCCGGATCACACCGGCCCCTTCGAGCTTACTTGGCCGCAACTGCTGTACAACGATGAGCCAGCGCAGCTGGTCGGGAAAGTCGTTAAGGATGCGCTCAAGATGGCTGCCATGGAGGCGTTGGCGGTCGGCGCCCTTCGCCCGAACGACATTCCGCCCAGGTTGTGGTATGGTCGCAGCGCATTTTGCGTTGATCCTTACGAGGTGCTGGGTAGCGGGGTGCCTGGTTTCGATCCCATTCGTGCTGACACGTTTTTCAAGTTCAGCTTCGACGCAACCGATTACGTTGATCACGATAGGGGCGTACCGGCCGCCCACTACGACGCTCTCAGGGCGAAGCACGTTGCTGAAGCCTCTGGCCTCGTGAGGTCACTGGTGACTGCGTAGGAATCAATAACCACGGGTCGCGAGCGTACCAAAAGCGGAGCGTGCAACCATCATGACTGCGAGTACCAAGAGGTAAGCGTGTAACCAGGGCAGCGGAGAGTACCAACACAGGAGCGTGCAACCTGCGTCGTTGCGAGTACCAGGATCATTGCGTGCAACCATCATTCGCGATAGTAACAAGCCGATGGCGTGCAACCATCCAACGCGCGAGTACCACGAGTATCGTGTGTAACCAGAGTCACGGAGAGTATCATGTCATTGGCGTGCAACCAGCGTCTGAGCGAGTTCCACTTGTTGAGCGTGCAACCATATTAATCGCTAGTAACAAACCTACGGCGTGCGGTATTTTTTTGGAGACGTCATGGACGATGACAAACCCCGTGTTCCCTACAGGGAAGGTCGGCAGGACGCCGACTCCGTTGATGGAGATAGTAGGCCGTTCAAGGCACTGTCGCTGCCCGCCACAGCTACCTTGAATGATCTGGCCAACGAATACGTTTTCTTCAATCACGGGGCGCTTTTCACCTACGGAGAAATGCGGGTTGATCCGGCCCAGGAGTACTGTGTTGAGAACAAGTGCGAGGTGCAGTTACTCGTGACGCCCAAGCCCGTGTTCAGGGGCGTATCCAACGGTAAGAAGGATTCCCAGCACTGGGATCATTCGTTACTGGCGGTGCCAACTGATCATTGGCTGGGTATTTCGCGCATGCTCATCGAGTCCGGCATCCTGGACCTGGCCAACCAGAAGTTCCACAAGGCGTACTACAAGCCGGTAAAAATTGTTGACTGGATTTCAGTTGAGCAGCACACGGCCATGGATGCATGGCCCACGTTGCGCGTGGCCCTGTTCGGCCTCGACGGAAACAAGCAGTTCATCAAGGTCACGGATTCAGATATAGGTGGTGCTGATAAGAAGCCGTCAGCGCCCAGGCTTGTCATACGCCCCCCTAACCCCGAGGCGGTATCGTTTGCAGACGCCATCTTCGGTGATCACCCACGTCCATATGACGTGATCGACCCCAAGCGAAACGGGAGACACTCGTGAAAATCAAGCTACAGCTACCAGCAGACGCGAAGATCACCTACGACGCAGCCACACGTGAGTTGTTAGTCATCCCCTTTTTCACGAAGATAGCGGGCAACCAGCCATTCGGGTATGTGCAGGTACTCGGTGATGGTGGAGCTGAGCAGCGCGCCGTCTTGCAGGTGAGCGGGAAGACCGGCAAGCCGAGCTGCTGGGCAACCAAGGAGCGGCGGGTGCAGACGAAGTTCGACTCGATCAGAAAGAGTGAAGTCACATGATTGCCACGGTCCACACCAAAACGTTCCAAGAGATTCGCTACATGAAACGGGCGCCGGGGGCGGAGCCTGATTCGTGGGAGCACATGAGTAGTACTGACTCTGTCGATGACCAGGTTAATCGCTGGATCGCCGATACGGGAGCAGTGATTGATAACATCTCTGCGCCTGGTATCAGTCAACTTTGGTGTGATGAGGGGATGACGGTGAAGTGTATCGTTATCGCTTTCGTGATTATGTATTACAACTCCGGGAGATAGTCATGTCGGAGCAGGACACACAACAGCAAGATCAGTACCATCTCACCGTGGTTCCCGACACCGGGGAGGTCGTGGTCGAGACTTACGACGACGTGGCAGAGCTGGTGTCACGACTCGTTGCACTTAGCCACCAATCTGTCACCGTCAGCATTTTTCAGGGTCGGCGTCTCTTCACCACGAAGGGCAGCCCGCGTTACCTCAAGATTGATGAGGAGTATCACCCACTGTTCGAGGAAGTAGTTCCGGAGGCACTGGAGCTGGACAGCGGGGGATACCTGGGCGACGCGCGGCTTCCGATGATTGGTGTTGGCTACGACTCGACAGAGAAAGCTGCTGAGGAAGAGGACGCACCGGCCGAAGAAGATGAGTACCCAGCGGAAGCCTAAATAGCGGCCGAAAACCGGTCATAATTCCTTGAGGCTCCCTAGCTTGCGTATGCGTTTACGCGAGCGTCTTCGCGCCGATGATCCTGCGAGCCCGCGCGGAAACCGTTCCGTGTGGGCTCTTATGCAAACTACCCCGCTCGCTGGCGGGTTGATGGTCTCAGAACATGCCCTAGTTCTGATGACTAATACAGCTGCTGAGGGCATAGATGGATGGCCGTATGGTGCGGCCACGAGAAGTCTTTTACGAAGAAGAGAGGTACGAGAGATGAAGCTCCAACAGCAGCACAAGAACATGATGACACGGGACCGCGCTCCGGGGGAATTTCTCCTAGCGGCGGTGGTCCCAGTGCGGCCCAACGCGTCGCACGTCACAAACACTCCGTGGCCGTGCCCGCGGACCACCGACTATTCGTGGATGTCCCTCTTCCACGATCTCTTCCCTAAGGACGGCGCGGCGTCTGGGAAGGCTGAAGGGTCACGACTGGGGATGGCTTTCAACATCCACAAGGGTGGGTTGAGCCGCCAGGGCCGTTTCACCTGGGGAGGTCCTAACTCGTTGACTCCGGTCAACAAGGACGCTTCACTCATCGCGACGGCGAAGGGTGAGCACTTTCACATGGCGCTTGGCAACACCAGCGCCATGGTGACCGCGATCGCGATGGACAAGGAGATCGGGGACGCTGTTCGCAAGAAGCGCGTCCTCGATGCTGCGCCCAAGCTCCCTGTCGTCCTGCTCGGGTTCGAGCGGGCGGACGGGGAGAAGAAGGCCGGGCTCTCCGAGATCGGTGGTCCAACCCTGTTACCGGACCTCCCGGTGACCGACTTGGCGGACTTCAAGCAACTGGGTAATTACGCAACCCAGCTGCTGAACCGACACAGCCTGTACGACGTGGGCTGGTCGGATGAGGTCGAGGGCGGCATCCGCGTCCGGCTTGCAGGCAAAACCTGCGATCACGACGTGCCGCAGGCCTTGGTTAACATGGCTCCCGGCTTCTCGGTCGTCGAGGAGGAGTTCGTACTTCCGCCCGGGTTCGAACTTTTGAAGCGGCACGCGGAGGACATCCCCTTCGATGTCGGCACCGTCCTTGAGGCGGGGCAGCTCATCGGTTATGCCAGCTCCTTCCCGGGTGCTGCTGAAGTCAGGGCACCTGCCTCGGGCACGATTGACTACATTGATGCTTCTAACGAAGCAAATGTGGTCGTCCCCCAAGGCCAGTACGCGACCTGGAAACAGATCGCGGATGAGCTGACGGCGGAGGAGGTAGATTTCGTTCTTGACGCTGCCTGGGCACGGGCCTGGCAGGGCGGCAAGGAGTTCGGCATCAAGAAGGGCTCGGAGTACTGGCCGGAGACGATCAGGTGGATTGACGTCCGGCTGGTGAACTCCGAGTTGCTGAAGCCGACTACCTGGTCGATCGACTCCGACCTAATGGCCGCAATGTCCATTGAGAAGGACCGGAAGGAACTCCGTCTTCTCACGGACTTCAGCGAGCTGCTGCTCCCCGGAGGCAGGATGCCGATCCAGGCCTTCGCGATGATGGAGGCCAACCCGACGTCTTTGCTCTTCACGGACCCGTCGGGGAAGACCAGTCTCGACCTCCACTCGGTTCCTCCGAGTCGCTTGCCGTTCCGCAACGTCTCGGTCGCGAGGGTGCGGGGTGAGCAGGCTAATCGGACCGTGTCCGAGAACCTGCAGGACGCGGCCAAGAAGAATCCCGCAGGGCTCTTCGGGGGACTGACATCGACACCGACCGCGTCGAGCTGACTCTGGACCAACCACTCGGGTGGTTGTTCAATTACGACACCGCCCCCGCACTCATTCCTGAGTGGCCAACGGGGTCGGTGATGTGCCTTGTGCTTGTCGCCGCAGCTGGTGATGCTCTCAAGGTCATTGTCCCCCTCACCCAGGCCGCCATGCGTGATATGGCGGCAATCGGTGACAAGGAGGACAGCAAACTGTGGTTCCGAATTCCGCGGAAAACCCTGGCCCGCGTGGACCAGGGTATATCCGTGGAGGATTTTGAGAGGGATGCGAAATGAAGTTTGGGATCTTTGCAGCGATGGTGATCTCGGTGATGTGCGCACAGGCGGATGCCTGTGACAAGTGCATTATCAAGGTCAAGAAGAATAAGCGGACCTGCATCACGACCATCAAAGCTGGTCGTCTGCGGATCCCCGTTCTTGACCTGAGATGCGTCAGTCACAAGGCGGTTGACTTGACCGCTGATGTGGCCGAGGGCGCTGTTGGTGTGGTTGGCGGAGTCGTGCACGGCACGCACTCGCTGCTGCACCGCGTTCTCTTTCCCTGTTGCCGGTCGCACACCTATCGGCCTAGGTCGGAGGTGCACACACTGGTTCATTGGGAACCGTGCGATCTGCGCGGACTCAGGTAGCCTGCCGGGTAATTAGTAGGCGGACGAACCTACACCAGCTCTCGGCCCTTCGGGGCCGGGGCTGGTTCTTTTTTTTTAGCTATCAGCGGAACTAGGAACTGCAAACTTCCTGGTGTACACTAGACTGTGCCAAACCGGAGGGAGTTAAATGGAAGAAGCGACGACGGGTTTTCATCCGGAAAACACCAAGTTGGTGCTAGATCCGGATATGGACGGTAACAGTGCTGTTACACTGGAGGGCGGAGACCTGAGTGTTAAGACAGAATTGAGCGAGACACGTGAAACGCATGCGTTTGCTGTGTATGACGCAGTTACTGCAGGTCACACACCGGAGGAAGTGAGTACCGCAGTAGCCGAACCTGTTACGTCGGAGCCGCGGCCGTCACCGGCTAAAACTGAGCCAGTGCCTGATCCCGTGTGGGTTATTTTTGAAATTGAGGGCTTTGGGGAGCACCGTGCGCCTTACCATGCTGTGATTCGGAATGGCAGCAATCTTATACTCGTGTATGATATGGCTATTCCCGGAGGCCAGCGTTTCTTTCCCAGAGCTACGGAACACCCTGTCGGAATCCGTGTTGGTAACAGCAATACAGCGCTGATGGGGCACACGACGGGCATAGAGTTCATGGATGGTTCCCGTGAATACTGCGTTATGCTAGTTGAGCAGGAAATCGAAATCGAAGACGAGTAAGGAGTACTTGTGATGATGGAGAAGCAAGGAGAAATTCGCCCGGAGCTTACGCCGCAAGAGGAATACGACGATGAAGGAGAAAAAATCGTTTATCCTCATGAGGTCACTGGAAATCTCGCGAACGACATGATGTATCCATGCGTCGCTTCGAAGACCGCTGCCGCGGATACTACCGAAGAGGGCATTGTCGAGCTTGAAGACCACGTGACAAAACGCGCCTCCGATGCGGTCAAGTCCGGATTGCAATAGCGCCACTCTTAATCAAGGGATTGTAAAGCAATGGCGGACGGCCTCTCATCCTTTTCTAACATGTCCAGTCCGAACGGACGCGGATCGGAGGGGTTTCCCGACCCCTTCTGTGACGTTTCTTCGCTCTACATGCCGGATAGCATGGGTGATGCTCTCCGTTGGTGTGAATATATCTTCATGGCCAACGGTATGTATCGCCAGGCTTGCGACAGGATCGTTTCGTATTTCATCACGGAGATAGAGATACGCGGGGACGATAAGGATGAGAAGGACAAGTTCAAGTCATTTTTGGATGACACGCTGGGAGTTAAGAACTTGTTGCACACGGTAGGCATGGACTACCTGTGCTACGGTAACTCGTTCACCAGTATGCTTGTGCCCATCCGGCGCTACCTGTTTTGCCCCAAGTGCAAGATTGAGTTCCCGCTGCGCAAGATATTCAACGAGCCTGCATTCCAATTCAAGTGGTCGGGTTTCGCTTTTAATGCGCATTGTCCCAAGTGCAAGTACACCGGTGAGTGGAGGCACAATGATCGACGGTCCACCGAGGAGGAAGATCTCCGTGTACGGCGGTGGAGTGCGCATGATATGGAAATCCTTTGGGATCCACTCACTGATGATGCGAGCTATATCTGGAAGATCCCGGCTGAATACCGTCGGTTGATTACTGATGGCAACCTGTATCACCTTGAACGAGCAAACTGGGAAATCATTGAGGCTGTCAAGAACCAGCAGGACCTCCGCTTCGACAACGACATTGTCTACCACATGAAGGAGAACGCACTCTCCGGTGTGCGTAATCGCGGATGGGGTATCAGCCGGGTGCTGTCCAACTTCCGCCAGGCGTGGTATGTCCAGGTATTACACAGGTACAACGAAGCCATTGCACTGGATTACGTGATCCCGTTTCGGTTGATCACTCCCGCCGCGCGACCTGGTGCCGCGGGTGAGTTTAGTGATCCTGCGCTCAACGTGGATATGGGTGGTTTCGGCGCGCGTGTGCGTTCGATGCTCAAGCAGCGCAGGAAAGATCCCGCGGGGTGGCACACGCTGCCGTTCCCGGTGGAGTACCAGGCGCTGGGTGGCGATGCTACACAACTCGCACCGCAGGCGTTGATGGAGCAGGGTATGGATACCCTGCTGACATCAGTAGGTATTCCCGTTGAGTTGTATAAAGGATCACTGTCAGTCCAGGCAGCTCCCGCGGCGCTGCGCCTGTTTGAGTCCAGCTGGACCCACCTGGTGCATAACTTGAACAGGTTCCTACAGGACATCGTGGACAAGGTTGCTGAACTGATGTCATGGGAGCCGGTCAAAGTGAACCTGGCCCGCGTGACTCACGCTGATGATCTTAACCGCCAGATGGCCAAGCTGCAGTTGATGATGGGTCAACAGGTCAGCCAGACCACCGGCCTCAAATCTGTTGGGCTCGATTTCGAGGAAGAGCAGAGGCGGAAGCTCGAAGAGGAGATGTTCATCGCCGAGGAAACTGCCACCATGCAGGAGCAGATGCAGCAGGCTGCGGCGATGGACGAGATTGCAGGTGGAGTGCCTCCTGCTGGCGGCATGATGGGCGGCGCTCCGGGTATGATGCCTCCTGGCGCACCTCCAGCTGCTGGCGGAGCCCCTCCGGGCGCGCCTCCTGCTGGTCCCGAGGGCGCGGCAGCGCAGCAGTTTGCGACCGCGCAGCCTACCCAGATGAACAAGCCGACTACTCCGGAGGAAATGGTGGGACAGGCGCAGACCCTCGCGCAACAGATGATGTCACTACCATCATCGCAGCGGCGGTCTGAGCTTATCACTCTCAAGAGAGTTGATCCCACCATGCATAGCCTTGTGACCAGTGCTATGGATGAGATTCGTCAACAAGCGCGCAGTATGGGGCAGCAGCAGATGCTTTCGCAGCAATATGGCCAGATGTAGTTGTGAAAGATACCGGCCGCATGACCGACCTGTGCATGACACACAGCTTTGTGGACGATTTCCTTTTGATCGACCCGTTCGCGGCTAATTTTGCATTTGCCAGGATAGGTCCTCACGAGCTTGCGGTGTATTTCGGGAGCCGTTCTGCAAAGAACTCGGTGCGAACCCTGCGGCGCGCCATAGAAGCGGACGTACCCGGATACCATCTGGGTATTCCGTGCTCATGTTGTAACCGTGAGTTACACGTGAAGCTCAAGTCAGTTTCCAGTACGCCCGAGTCGAGGATGACTTACAGCAATGTGCTGGCGGACGGAAACTACGAGCGTTTCAAGATAAAGTACTTCCCGGTCATGCACTACTTGACGTTGGTTGCGCCTTCTGAAAACGCTGACATACAGATACCTAAGGATATTGAGCTTGGCTGGGACTACCGCAATGTACTCAAGAAGATGCGGGAATCGGAAAAACCTATATTCGTGGCTGCCGGGCCGTTGTCATCAATACTGGTTTATGAGTACTGGACGAAGGCCGACGACCCGCAGACGGTTATTGATGTAGGCGCTGCCATCGATCCGTTCCTGTTCAACAGGAACACCAAGGAGTATCACGACGATAACTACCCAGCTTCGCAGCGCGTGTGTGAGTGGGAGCCGCCGCCCCTCCAGGACCTAGAGCCATTAACGTATATTTAGTTCGATATGCACGTAGGTATCATTACGCGGTATAAGCAGCACGAAGCCACTCTTGCCGCCATCCGCATTGCTGAGTGGGTACTGGCGCACGGCGGCACGGTGTCCATGTTTACCTACGAGCAACCTAGCAACAGTCCCATCAACGCATACTGGGATACGCGGGTTCAGCATGTCCGTCGTGGCGCGTTCCCCCAGTGGTCGTTGCCGTTGACCTCCGTGGTGTGGACTCACGAACCTTCTATGGATGAAATAACATGGGCGCATTACAAGCAGGTACCAGCAGTTGTTGTTGCCTCCTGGGATGAGCTGTCAGACGCGTTCTCCGAGGTGTTTTACCTGTGTACCGCTATCGTTGCGCCATCCATGCTGGCTGGTGAGTACTTTTTTGCCGCGGGATTCATACAGTCACTCGCTGTACCCTGGGATGTCGGGCTACCTCAAACACAAAAACCTAGTGATTATCAGCCGCAGGAACGTATAAAGGCCCTGTTACCATTACATGATTCGCAGCCGTCACGTATCCGTCCTGAGACTATTCAGGTCTTAACCAAGGTATTGCGTACCTGTAAGTGGGTTGATCTGACGTTACTGGTATCCCCTTCCAAGCTGCGTGGTAAGGTAAGCAAGCAGATACGGAAGATGGTGCGCGCGTTGCCGGGACGTGTTACACGGATCACCGACCCCGGAGAGGAGAAGCGTTGGCTCATATACGGTCAACATGATTTGACCATATGGCTATCCACGATTGAGTCGTACGGACTGCCAGGCTTGATCTCCCTGGCAATGGGTACGCCGGTCATAGGGTACGGCGCTCCAATTATCAGCGAAATACTGGCGCCTGCTCGTTGCCGCCGTATTCCTGGTCGCATAATATTGAACGCCAAGGCCATCCCCAGCTTCATTCCCGACCTGGTACGCACCGAGGAGAGCCTGCTGGCACTCCTGTCAGACCGGGAAGAGATTCATGAAATGGCAAACAACACTGCTGCAGGTACTAAACGTCGCTCAGAAAGCTTTGAACACATATGGCCTTTTGTTCTAGACTGATCTTTCGGGGTGCCGCCACCCATGAAAATTGATAAGCTACGTATTGTTCCACATACACGAAAGGATTCGACTGATGGCACATAACGACAGTAACCTGAGCGCGTCTCAAAATGCTCACGCTGAAGAACGTGAGCGGCAGGCAGCGGCGGCGGTGGAAGAGGCCAAAAAGCCTCGCCGTATTCTTCAACCTGGCTGTGGCTGGGAATGGACCAATGGCGGGATCGTTGACGAACCCGTTGACGAACCCGTTGACGAACCCGTTGACGAACCCGTTGATGAGCCCGTTGACGAACCCGTTGATGAGCCC